TATGGCAAAGCACGAAATCTTCTACGCCCTATGCTCCCTCTTCAACGAGGGTGAGGCGGTGGTCGGCATAGACAACGCCAAGCAGGTAATGACGGCCGCACAACACGCGCTCCCCGAGTTCATAGTACGCCCCGGGTTATATGACCCCTACAACAAGACAATTGAACTCCATGTCGAAAACTACGAGCAGGCAAAATGAAGACCATCGAACAGAAACGTGCGCAGGCACAGCGCATAGTCAATCTCATTGACACTCGCGGCGACTGGGTCAACCGTCTCTACCGCTTCACACAATTCCTGCTCAAACATCATCCCGAATTGATAATCAAGTAATCTTACAATAGAATGAAAAAGTATATCCTCACAATCGCACTCGCAACCGCACTACTGACTGGTTGCTCCTCAGCCAAACTCGCCGCCGTCTCCGATGATGAACGCGCCGAAATTTCGTGGAATGCTTTCTGCGATGCCCACGGCTACGACCGCAACGACAACACTTTCCCGACCGTAAATGAGTATCTCGATGCTTGGTGCGGCTCCGTGGACGAAGAAAACGCCCTCATCAAGGCAGGAGTTGAACCCTATTAAATCAAGAGACCATGAACAAGACAATTTCAATTATCCGCATAGCCATTCTGTGCATCCTCTTCAGCGTTGGCTTCCTCTGCATCATTGGCGAGGAACAGGACGAAAATATGTTAGCATTCTTCTTCCACGTCATCGTGGACAAGGCTATAGGCTTCGGCCTTTGCTTCTATGCCGCCCGGCTCTACAAGCGTTGGAGCAAGGTTGACCCTTGGCTGATAGCCTGCGACAAGATGTGTGACGAGGTCATGGACGATTCCATTAACAAAGAGACCGAGGATTGACCGATGGAGTTTCTTCAGTTTGCAGACAAGAGCGTCCCATATCGCATATTCGTGAAAGATGTGGCGGCCGAGGTAGTCCACCTGCTCAAAAAAGATGGTGACGACCCCGAATACGTCAGTCAGCGGAAAGCCTATGAGATGTTCGGGCGCAGGAACGTTGAGCGGTGGCGCAGGAAAGGCGAGGTAAGTCCCTGCAAGCGTCCGGGCAAACTGGAGTACCGAACCGCCGACCTCCGACACCTGCAAAGGAGACAGCAAGACTACTTAGACCCGAACAAGTAGTCACCACGGGAGAATACAGCCAAATGGACGAGGTGACCAGTAGGTGAAAGCACTGGTGCGGTAAAACGCTATCGCAGGTTCGATTCCTGCTTCTCCCACCAACGAGTTAACAACATTCTAATTTCAAAATGATATGAGTAAAATCAATCTTACCGTTGACCAAATCAACGACCTGCAACCGCAGGACATCGCCACGAATGAATTTGTGCGCGACAAGTTCATCCAAATCTACGAAGCCATGTGGACGCCCTCTACTGGCGTGTCCGGCGAAGCCGCCTATGAGCGCGAAAGCCGTAACTTCAACCGCATCCTCGCCGAGAAAGAGGACATCCGTAAGAGCTGCACCCGATTCTCGCTCTTCACCGCGTTCCTTGATGTGGCTATATCGGGCCTCTCCCTTGACGCAGGTACTCGTGCGCAGGCATACCTGCTCTCTCGCTCCATCGCCGTTGATTCCTACCTCGATGAGCATAATAACAAGAAGAACAGATACGAAACCCAGTGTGTCCTCACTATCTCCGGCTACGGCGAACTCCTGCACCGCGCCCGTGTCGGCCAGATACGCCACGCCGACAACCCGGTAATCGTGTATGCCGAGGACGAGTTCGAGTTCGGAGAGCGCAATGGCAACAAGTTCGTCAACTACACCTGCCGTCTGCCCCACACATCAGGCAATATCGTAGCCTGCTTCATGAAGATTACTCGCGCCGACGGCTCGGTTGACTACGCTGTCATGCTCCCCGAGGACTGGAGCCGCCTCGCAGGTTATTCTGCTCGTCAGAACCGCAAGTGGGACAACACCAACCGCCGATGGGTTGAGGGTGCGCCCAACGCTCTCTACGGACAGCGCGGACAGGACAATACATTCAAGATTGATACTGGCTTCCTCATCGCCAAGTGTATCAAGCACGCTTTCAAGTCCTACCCGAAAGCGCGTGTCGGCCGTGCAACCCAACTGGAATCACAGCAGGTTGATGACATGGAAATCAACGATGACATCTACGGACTGGAGGACGGCTCTTCCGTCAACACCTCAACAGGCGAAATCATGCCCAAGCAGGACACTGGCTTTGCCCCGGCTCCCGACACCTCCGCAGGTGTGACCATCAACCCCGAAGCCTCTGCCGACAACACAGAGGGAAGCGATGATGTATTCTAATAACCCTTACAATACCAAAGTACAATGAGTGAAACTAATAACAACCTGCCTATCCTGCGCGAAGAGAACGTGCAGATGATAGTGCAAAGCGCGCCCAACGCCTATGACACAAACTCGCTCTCATCTATGCGTTGCGCCGACTTCGGGAAGAATCTGCTTGCCGAGATAGAGCGTTCCGGCATGACCGATGAACTGGACAAACGCTGTGCAGACTACATCGACAAGGCGAAACGTACGCTAAAGGCTATGAATGAACGCCGTGCGCCGTTCACAAAACTCTTCGACCAGATACGCTCCGAGTTCACTGGCATGGAGAACAACATTGACCCTTCCAAAAAGGACACAGTGCCGTATCTGATTCAGCAGAAACGTAACGCATTCGCCGCCAAAAAGCGCGAGGAGGCTGAACCCGCCCGGCAGCAGCTGCGCCGTCAGCAACATGAGGATGCCGTGAAGAAGTACACGCAGGAAGCCGAGGATGACTACCGCCGTCAGTTTGACGGAAAGGTCACCGCCGACCTCAACACGCTCACAAGCCTCAACCAGTCGCTCACGCTCACAAACTTTGACGAGGTCAGCGAGAAAATCAAAAACTTTACCGTTACTCTCGGCAACGAGTGGTTTCAGCATTGTCAGTCCTACGCCCACAAGCCGTATGAAATCAGTGACGGCGAGGCTATTCAGATACGCCAGTCAGTCCTCAACCGCGTTTCCAAGCAGTTCAAGGAACAGTATACAAGCGAGGTCGGCGACTACCGCGACACTATCACTGACGCTCTCCCCTCAAAGAAGCGCGAACTGGAGCGCATGGCAAAAGCCAATGCCGAGGAACAGGCGCGTATGAAAGCCGAACTGGAGGCGCGTGAAGCTGCGGAGGCTCGTCGTCTTGACGAAGAGCGCAAGCGCAAGGAGGAGGAAGCCGCCGCCGCAAAGAAAGCACAGCAGACCGCTACCGAAATGGACGGTCTTTTCGGCCAGGCCGCCGTGGCCGCCCCCGTTGGCTATCAGCCTAAGACCGCCGTCAAGAAGCGTATCGTCACCGACGGCGCCGACGGCATTCTCGCCGTGGTCTCCATGTGGTGGTCGAAAGAGGGTCGCTTCCTATCCGTGGAGGAACTCAGCAAGATTTTTAAGAAGCAGATTACCTTCTGCGAGAAACTCGCAAACGACAAGGATAACCCCGAACTCATCAGTTCGCCTTTCGTGCGCTACGAGGAAGAGGTTAAAGCGAAGTGAGCATGAACAATCCCGATGCATACTATCAGCGCAGTGAGGTCAGCAACTCCGACCTCACTGCCTTGAAAGAACTCCTGCACCCTCGCCCCATGTTCGGTGACCGCGAGGCGACTTTCCGCTTCGGGTCTATCGTGGACGCTATCATCACCGAACCATCACGTGTGGACTTCCTGCGCATGACGATTGATGGCGAACAGGTCAACGAGGACGAGTTCCTTCATGCACGCGAAATGCAACGCGCTCTCCGCGCCGAGGCGCGCCGTGACCCTTTCCTTGCCAAAGTCCTTGAACTCGCCGACACTCAGCGGTTCATGGTCAACAAGGCGCAGGAGTTTGAGAACGGCGGCTTCCGTTTCACGCTCGACACACGCTGTAAATGGGACTGGTGGTTGGATGCCGCGCATTTCGGCGGTGACCTCAAAACCACAGCCTGCACCACGCAGGCCGAATTTGAGCAGTCGGTTGACTTCTTCGACTGGGACCGGTCCCGCGCATGGTACATGGACATAGCCAAATCCGACAAGGATTTCATCTATGCAATCTCAAAGAAGAACTGCAACATCTTCAAGTTATTCATTAACCGGGGCGATGACACCTACAATCGCGGACGCGAAAAGTATGAAGACCTCGCTTTCAAATACTGGTGTTTTGTAGCATGAGCAATCTCCGACATAATCTCAAAGTTGAGCCGTACCCTTACCAAAAAGAGGGTATCAAGTCAGGTCTGCGGTGGCAACGCTTCCTCATAGGCGATGAGCCGGGACTGGGCAAGACGCTCCAGAGCATCGGAGTGGTTGACTGCGCCAATGCTTATCCTTGCTTGGTTATCTGTCCGTCCTCTCTCAAAATCAACTGGCAACGCGAATTTGAGAAGTTCACGGATAAGAAAGCACTGGTGCTTGACAACTCCGTGTCCACGACATGGCCCTATCTCTTGCAGATGGGTATGCAACAGGTCGCCATCGTCAACTATGAGAGTCTGCGCAAGTTCTTCGTTTGGGATATTCACGCACGGAAAGGTCAGTCTTTCCGGCTCAAAGATGTGGTGTTCTGTCCTCACATCAACCTCTTCAAGTCGGTAATCATTGACGAGAGTCACCGCGTCAAAGACCCCTCCGCACAGCAGACAATCTTTGCGCGTGGCATCGTTGAGGGCAAGCAATGGCGCATACTCCTTTCGGGTACGCCTGTTGTCAATCGCCCTGCCGACCTCATCGCGCAGCTCTCCATCATGGGCAGACTGGCAGAGTTCGGCGGTCGATCCAAATTCCTCGCCGACTACGGCGGTGGCGAAATCTCCAAAGAACGCCGTGGCAAAGATGAGGATGACGAACCGCGCAACCTTGAACGACTCTCCGAGGAACTCTACTCTCGCTGTATGATTCGCCGTGAGAAAGCAAAGGTGCTGACACAACTACCCGACAAGACGCGCACTGACCTCTATGTTGACATATCCAACCGGGATGAGTACGAACTGGCGGCCGAGGACTTGGCCGAGTACCTCCGCACTTATGCCAAATGCGAGGACTATGAGATACGCCGTAAAATGCGCATGGAGGCTCTTGTGAAGTTCATGACCCTGCGCTCGCTATCTTCAAAGGGAAAGGTACGGCAGGCGGTTGACTTTGTCAAGACGTTTCTCGCCAACGGCAAACCTCTTATACTCTTCTGCTCCCTGCATGAGATTGTGGACGAGTTGAAGAAGGCTTTTCCGAAAGCGGTCAGCGTCACCGGGCGCGACTCCATGATGATGAAGCAGGCGGCGGTCGATGCTTTCCAGTCCGGCAAGGCTCAACTGATAATATGCTCCATCAAGGCCGCAGGTGTCGGTCTTACACTCACAGCCTCATCAAACGTGGCGTTCGTGGAATTTCCGTGGACGTATGCCGACTGCTGCCAGTGCGAAGACCGCGCCCACCGCATAGGGCAAAAGGACAATGTGACCTGCTATTACCTCATCGGTCGCCACACCATAGACCGAACTCTCTACGACATTATCCACAAGAAGAAATCTATCGCCAATCAGATAATGGGCAGTGACGATGATATTCCGACTGACGAGATGTATTTCGACCAACTTGCAGACCTCTTCCTAAATCCCGACTCTGATGGCTGACGTTTGCAAGACCGACCTGCAAAAGGTCATTTCCTACCTCGATGAGGCTGCGAAATTATATGATGCGCTCCCCATGCAGAAATGCAAGTGCCGGGCGCACATGATAAATCAGTTAACAACGAAATTAAAAACAAAACTCAATGACAAAAAATGAATTAGCCAAAGAGGTGGCGGTTTCCGAGAAACTATGCCTCTCAACTGCATTTAAGGCTGTGGACGGAATTCTCCGTGTCATCAAGGAAACACTCGCAAAGGGTGAGGTAGTAACCCTCCGTGGTTTCGGCACCCTCTCTGTGATGGACTGCGCCGAACGCAACGCGGTTCATTTCAAGACCAAAGAGCCGATTGTCGTTCCTGCTCACCGCTCAGTGAAATTCAGACTCAGTAAAGAACTCAAAGAACTACTCAACAATGGCACAGTGGATTGAAGTAAAAGCACGCTACGACAAGGTAATGGACAATGGCGTGGTCAAGAAAGTGACAGAACCATACCTCGCTGAAGCGCTGTCCTGCACCGAAGCGGAGGCAAGAGTAACCGAGGAACTCACGCCTTTTATCAGCGGCGACTTCCGCATTTCATCGGTAGTCACCACCAAAATCTCGGAAATCTTTTGGGATGCGTCCGGCGACCGCTACTACAAGGTCAAGGTCAATTTCATCACCATTGACGAAAAGAGCGCAACCGAGAAGAAGGCCGCCTCCTACATCCTTGTGCAGGCTTCCAGTTTCAAGCAGGCTTACGACAATTTCCTTGACGGCATGAAAGGTACTATGGCCGACTACGAGATTGAGGCTATCACGGAAACAAAGTTGGTGGATGTTTATCGTGCCAACCTTACAACCTCAGACAATGGCTAAATTCCCGGTCAACCCATTTGTTCACGGAGTGAGGGGCAACAAGTCCTCGCAGAAAAGCAACAAGTATGGTGCGGAGCGTGTCGGCGTACACGCTTCCCAAAAGGAGCATGACCGCTCCAACCAACTGAAGTTGTGGGAACGCGCCGGACTTATCTCCAATCTCCGTGAGCAAGTGCCTTATGAACTAATTCCTGCCCAGTATGACGGTTATGTATGTCAGAAGGAACAGTGCAAGACGTGTCCCGACATCGCCGGGTGCAGCAGTCAAAAGCGCGAACGTACCAAATGTGGCATCGCCATGAAATACAAGCCGACTCGCATTGAAATAGAGAAGTCCTGCAAGTATATCGCCGACTTCGTCTATACCGACAATGAGACCGGGCATACGGTTGTGGAGGATACCAAAGGTATGCGGACAAAAGATTATATCATCAAGCGGAAACTCATGCTCTACCTGCATGGCATCCGCATAAAGGAAGTCTGACTATGGATCGAGAGAGTTTCATATTCTACCGCAGCTTCTATGAGGCTATCAGTTGTATGCCTCCCGAAGTGCAGATTGAAATATATCCTGCCATCTGTGAGTATGCGCTGTTCGGGAAATCTCCCAAGAATCTTTCCGAGATAGCAAAAGGTATGTTCGCATTGATTAAGCCTAACATTGACGTGAACACCGCACGGTATGAGAATGGCAAGAAAGGGGCGCAATACGGCAAGCGTGGCGGCCGTCCGCGAAAACAGCAGACCGCCCCTGCCGAACTGACATACACGGTAACATACGAGCAGGAGGTGGAACAGATGCGCACTGACGAGAACTGGCGCAAGTCTATCTGCGAGGACTACAACATCACAGCGGAAGAGTATGACAAACGCCTCTCTCGTTTCCTTGACCGCTGTAACGAAGATAAGGCCCGAAAGGGCAAGGAACATCATGACAGTTTCGTGGATTGTCAGAGCCATCTGCGCTACTGGATGACAAAAGCCTACCCGGTCGCTCAGGCAAATGCCGGAAAGAAACCCGATGACGATGACCCGCCGTTCCCAACCTCCGACTACTCTTTCAAGGGTGGCTTCGGAGGCATGGATGTATAAAACAGACGCACAATGATTACTCCGCTTCAAAAATACCCTCCCTGTCTCATTGACGAACTCGCCAAATACGGTCAGAAACCTACTGGCGACTTGGACTGGGACAAGTGTGTGCTTGACTGCATGAAGCGCAGGGCAAACAACAATGCCGTCATTGCGGCCATGGAGATTGGCAATGTCATCAAAAAGGCGAATGAGGATAAGGAAAAGGAGCGCAAGAAATTCCCCGACCTTACCGACCCTGCCATATATGAGCTGCACTCCCGTCTGTTCCTGCACATCGCCAATATGATTGTCATTGAACCGCAAGACCGCGCTTTCATTGTTGATGAGCATAACAAGCAGGTTATCCGCTTTCTGCTCTACTACTTCAACAATTGCAAGTTGGCCGAAGAGGTTTTCCCGGAGCGTGGCTATAAGCTGCACAAGCATATCATGCTCCAAGGCGGTATCGGTGTCGGCAAGACTATGATAATGCAGTGCTTCTCCGAATATCTGAAACGCATAAACTCGCCCCGGTTCTTTCATAATCTGTCAGTGTCGCAGATGGTGAACTACTACACCATCCACAACAACCTTGACAGTTACACTTTCAACGAGGAGGGCAGTGTCGGTTTCAGACCTAACCCGGAAAACGTCTGCCTCAACGATGTTGGACTCAACGATGACAAACTCTTCTACGGCACGAACACAGCCGTGCTGACCGATGACTTCCTGCTCGCCCGTAACGACATTTGGGCAGGATGGAACAAGTTCGCCCACATCACCACCAACCTTGACGACAAGGCTCTCATCAAGCGGTTCACGCAGATTGACAAATACGGTCGCGTGGTCGATCGCTTCAAAACATACAATGTAATTCCGATAACTGGCACAAGCCGAAGATAACAATTAAAAATATCAAAATGACAACAGCAACAATACTCGCCGTAATACTGGCTTTCTGTCTTGGTGCGACTATCATCATCGCAATGCGTCACTACTATGACGCAAAGCACATCCGTAAAAAATACAATACTGTCTGCGCCAAGCTCAAACGCTTCAAAGCCGCAGACAGAGACTGCAACGCCGTTTACAACGTCCGCCGTATTGAATGCCTTGAAGAGCATGAACACAACGGACGTTGGGCTGTATGCCGTACAAGCATACAGGACGGCTATATCCACAACACCTGCATCAAGGTGTTCACTGATGAAGATGATGAGTTCAACCACAGCGAGGCGCAGGAACTCGTTGACAAAATCAATGAGAAATGAAACCTTTACACCTTGTCCTCAATAAGCAATGGTACGAAGAGATTGCTTCAGGTAGGAAGCCGGAGGAGTATCGTGAACTTTCCAACTACTGGATTCATCGGCTTTGCTTCTCCCGTATCCAAGGTGATTGTACCAACCCACGCAAAGGAAAAGAGGGAGTATGCGCGTATTGTCATGCCGAACATCATCAAGACTGGTGCGCATATCCTTTTGACTGCGTAACCTTTCAACTTGGATACGCTAAGAATGCTCCACGCATGACCTTTGAGGTCAAAGAAATATGCATTGGACATGGCAAAGTAATATGGGGCCGTCCCAAAGGAATCAACCCACATTTCATAATTAGATTGGGTGATAGAATAGATGGGAATCTTCTTATCACAGATTCCGATTTAGAAAAACTTGGTTGTGGAGAATGTGATGGCAGTGCATTTGTATGCAATAACGGAAAATCCGTTTTGGACAATGCAATTATTGTATGGAATAAAGGGAAGTGCAACGATAACTGCGGTTGCTTTGAGTGCTTTAAGAAACTAAAAAGGAGATAACAATGAGTAAAATTCAATGTGAAATCTGCGGTGAGATGAAATCTCAGCAGGAAATGTCGAAGTCTTACAAGCACCGCTGTAAGGAGTGTGTCGCCCGGCTCACTCGCATAGAACGACAAGCCGCCAAACAACGTGCCGAACATCTCAAACAGCAACTGGATGGGACCGGCTACACTATATCCTCACCCGAAGATAGACGCAAGGAGCGTATTCTAATAGCGTCATTCGCCATGCAGGGGATGATTGCCAACGATAGGTTCTACGATGCCCTGCTGGATAAAGGCAACCACGCAAAGGCATTAGCGGTTACTTCGTTGAAGTTCGCTGACGCTCTGCTTACCGAGGTTGACAAAGAGAAAGGAGGTTGTAATGAATAACTCTCATGTTCCAAAAGCAATAGTTAACATGATGATAGAACGTGGGTACAATGGAGATAAAACCATCTGCCATTCACAAGCTGCTAAATGGTTGCTCAACAAATACGATGCATGGATTGAAGTATGCCCACGATATATGATTCCCCTTGATGGCGATTGCGAAACTGAAGTTCTCTTGTGGGAATTGGACGTAAGACACACACTTCATCGAATGTCAGGAGATGGATATTGCGCCCACTTTGCTATTCACCAAGAATGCAATCCAAGCGAACAGCAATTGGAAGATGCCGATACATACGGCATTAGCGTCCTTTGGGATGATATAAAATTTTATAAAACTCCCGAAGATGCGTACTGCGCAGGCTTGATACGCACAATGCTTTGGCTTGATGGAGAGAAAGGAGGCAACAATGACAATTGAACAACTCAATTCAGCGAATTCACTTCGATGGTCAATAACTGATATTGAACGTACATCTGAAATACTCAACAAGGCAACTGTCTGTATTGATAAGAACAAATTGGCTTTTGGCTTTAATGAGGATAGTATTGAACTCCTGCCTGAAGAGCAGGATGAACTGGAGTCATTACGGCAAGCCTATCTGACAGTCCTGCGTACTGCCAATAATCGCAAACTTGGTGAACTCAAATCACAATTTGATGCTATATGAACTCCCGACAATTCTTCGACCGGGTAGTACAGCTCCGCAAGTTTCAAAAGGAATATTTCGCCACGCGAAGTAAAGATGCACTCCGCCAGTCCATCGCATTGGAGAAAGAGATTGACGCAGAGATTGAGCGTGTCCAGTCTATTCTTAACAATAAACCAGTTGAACAACCAAACCTATTCAATAATGAATAATAATCTTGACATACCGATATTAGATGCTTGCTGTGGTGGCAAGATGTTCTACTTTGACAAGCATGACCCAAGAGTGTTGTTTCAAGATATTCGCAAGATTGAAACAACTCTATGCGATGGTCGCTCTTTCAAGGTTGAGCCGGATATAATCGGCGACTTCACCAGTATGTCTTTCCCGGACAACTCTTTCCGTATGGTGGTCTTTGACCCTCCACACCTTAAATATTCGGGAAGCAAGAAAGAGTTGGACGGTTGGCAGATGGTCAAGTATGGTGCGCTCTTGCCCGGATGGAAATCTACCTTGGCCAAGGGTTTTGCAGAATGTTTCCGAGTCCTCATGCCCGGCGGTTTCCTAATATTCAAATGGAACGAAACGGATATCAAGGTATCCGAAATTCTTGCACTGACACCCGAAAAGCCAATATTCGGTCACATATCGGGCAAACGTGCCAATACACACTGGATATGTTTCATGAAAGGAGAATCATTATGACAATAGCAAAACAACTCGCTCTCGTCCTTGTCAAAGAGGTTATTGCTAACAAACGCAACAAGCACATCGTCCCCGACTACGCCCTTCGCAATGAAGTCAGCGCATTGCTCGGCCAGGCACTTGATGCTCTGGTCGCTGACGGCTCGCTCGTTCAGCGTAAGGCATCAGTTAATCGTTTCATCGCTTATGAGATTTCCGAAACGCAGGGCCAATCTGCTCTATAAGTTGCGCCGGAAAGGGATTAAAGTTGACACCAAGCAGCGTGTCATCTTCATTTCCTATGGCAATGAGCCTTGGCAATATATTCAGACTGTACGGCTCTGCCGTGAGTTTAATTTCAATATTCAATTCATTATCACATGAACATAGGTATAGTTGACGTTGATGGGCATAACTTCCCCAACTTCGCACTCATGAAAATATCAGCGTGGCACAAGTCGCAAGGCGACAATGTGGAGATTGCGTTGCCCATGTTCGGCAACTATGACCGCGTATATCAGTCCAAGATATTCACGTTCACTCCCGATTCTACCGACTTTGACGGCAAGTGTGAGGTTATCCGTGGAGGTACTGGCTATGACATTCACAGCCGATTGCCCGAAGAGATTGAGCAATCCACGGCAATGGACTATTCAATCTATCCCCAGTATTCATTCTCGATCCAATTCTTTTCTCGCGGTTGCATACGGCATTGTCCGTTCTGCCTCGTCCATGACAAAGAGGGAATGATTCGCCCTGTTGAACCGGTTCAACTAAACCCCAATGGAGAATGGATAGAGGTGCTTGACAATAATTTCTTCGCCAATCCCGAATGGAAGAGCGCGATTGATTATCTCATCAAAGCCGGGCAGAAAGTAAACCTCCACGGCGTGGACATAAGAATCATGAACGAAGAGCAGGCTTACTGGCTCAACAAGCTGCGCCTGCGCCGGAACATACACATCGCATGGGATTTGCCTGCGCTTGACCTCACGGAGAAACTAAAGGAGGTTACGCGCTACATCAAGGCATACAAAATCATGTGCTATGTGTTGGTCGGCTTCAACTCCACCATTGAACAGGATATGTATCGTATTGAAACGCTCCGCTCGTTTGGTATCAAACCATACGTTATGCCGTATCGGGATTTTGAAAACAAACGTGTGCCGACCCAGTATGAAAAAGACCTCGCCCAATACGTCAACAAACCTCAGATTTTCAAATCATGCTCCTTTGCCGAGTTCTCACCGCGCAAAGGATTCAAATGCGAAACCTATCTAAAATGAACATCCGCGTCTTTGAAGCCTTTGCAGGCTACGGCTCTCAGTCTATCGCCCTTGAACTGCTTGCCCAAGCGTTTCCCGATTTACAGTTTCAGACTGTCGGAATCTCGGAGATTGACAAGTATGCAATCAAGGCATATCGCGCTCTGCACGGTGACAACATCCCCAATCACGGCGACATAACCAAGATTGACTGGACACAGACAGCCGATTTTGACCTGCTCACATATTCGTTCCCTTGCCAAGACATTTCTTCGGCAGGCAAACAGCGTGGCTTCTCCGAGGGTAGCGGTACGCGCTCCTCCTGCCTATGGGCCTGTGCCGATGCTATTGAGAAGAAGCGTCCCCGGTTCCTGCTTATGGAGAACGTCAAGGCTCTTGCCGTGCAGAAGAAATTCAGCGCGGACTTCCGCAGGTGGCGTGAGTGGCTTATAAAGCATGGCTACACCAACTATTACACCGTCCTCAACTCAAAGGACTACGGCGTACCGCAGAACCGTGAGCGCGTCTTTATGGTGTCGTTCCTCTGCGCACATACGCCGTACTGTTTTCCTGCACCCTTTGAACTGACACGCCGTCTGAAGCACGTCCTTGAAGATGAGGTTGACGAAAAATACTGGCTCACCCAGTATCAGATTGAGTCATTGATTAAACACAATGAGCGCAAGCAGTCCGAGGGTTGCGATTTCAAGACCAACTTTCAGAGCGGTGAGGGCATAAGCGGTGCTATAAAAACAAAGGAAGGGAGCCGCGAATACAACACTTACATCAAAGTGCCGACCTACGGCAACAGCCGCCTCAACGCCATGATTGCCGAAGGCAAGATTGACCCGCAGGAAACGCTGTGGATTGACACCTACAACCAACGTGTTGACCCCGACATAGCAGGCACTATCATTGCTCGCGTCAACTCCTCCGGGCATTACCTCATATCAGACCCTCGCGGATGCGCCATGCGCGGCCGCCCCGATGCATCGGGGCGAAACTCTCAGCAGATCGAACTGGGTTCTGACATTGCCAATGCGCTCACCTCCGTTCAAAAAGACAGCATGATTGCCGAACCTCGCGTCATACAAGTCGGTAATATCGTTGAAGAGTCCGGCTACAAGAATCCTCATCGCGGGCGCATCTATTCCGTTGAGGGTATCGCGCCCTGCCTAAACTGCGGAGAGGGAGGGCAGCGCGAGGTCAAGATTATACAGCGCGGTCACGGCTATGCCAAAGGCGGTGTGTTCAACATCGCGCCTGCGCTCACCACCTCAAAGTGGCAGGACAATAACTTTGCCCTCATCGAATACTGGATACGCAAACTCACTCCGCGCGAGTGTTTCCGTCTGATGGATGTCCCCGAACATCTTATCGACCGACTGCTCAACGCAGGCATATCCAATTCGCAGCTCTACAAACTTGCAGGAAATTCTATTGTGGTCGCCTGTCTCTTCCACATCTTCCGAAAGATGTTCTGCGAAACGGCAAGGGAAGCAGGCGCGCCAGTCGCCCACAGTTGCGAGGCCCCGGTCATTCAGCAACTCCCACTTTTCTAAACTTAAAACATTATCACAACTAAATACCAGTACCTTTGCTCCATGATAAAACTGTTGGAACATACTCGCCGCCCCGATGTGTCGTTCAGCCGTAACGGAACTATCCGCGTTACGGCTCGCGTGGCGCGTGTCCTCTCTCTATGTCCCGGCGATGCTCTCAACATCGCCATTACCAACGGCGAATTTCTGCTCCACGCAGTCCATATCTCCAATTCTTTCAGCCGCCATGAGGCACAGTGCTATCCCTCAAAGCGAGGGAGTGGAAACTATTGCGCCAATTCCGTGCGTCTGTGTCGCGCCCTGCTCGATGCCGTAGGCGTGAACTCAAACAAGGTTTCCTTTATGGTAGGCCAGGCTGTTGACCGTGGAGGAATTATTTATGTTCCGATAATAACCCTGCATCCGTTATGAACAAAGATGTGAAATACAACGGCTATACCGCACAACCGTCCGACTATGAGTGTCAGGACGGTGACCTCGCCGTAGCCATAAATCTTGTGCCGGAAGATGGTGCGTTGAAACCAGTGCTGCCTCCAAAAATCGGAGGGCAGACTTCTGATGCAATTGGGAACTGCGTGTATATTCACAAAAATTCGGGATATACGCATTACATTGTCCGTAACGCCAACACTTTCAGTTGGTATGATAAAGAAACTCCCGGCACGTTAACAACCATAGGCACGATTTCAAAATACATCAAGGTTACATCGGTCGGCAATACGCTGATATTCCTTACCGAGGACGGTATGCAATACTATCTTTGGAAAGGTGGCACAACCGGGTATCTTTACTTGGGCGCGAAAATACCCGAATGTCCTATCTCATTCGGATTGCAGGGAGAGATGATTCGTACAGATGAGTTCTCCATATCCTTTGATTCAATCAACGAGGGGGATATTTGGAATGAGTTTACCGACAACAACAAGATTCGTATAACCGACCAAGTATTGGCTCATATAAATAAGTTTATTGCGGACGAATCAACCAACAAAGGGAAATTCATCTTCCCATTCTTCGTCAGATACGCATATCGTCTTTATGACGGCTCGTTGACAATGCACTCATCGCCGGTTCTTATGATTGCGTCCTCCGACCTCGCTCCGCAGGTTTTTTGGTCGCATATCACTGGCAAAGGGAAGTACACTGATGCGCAACTCCGGGTATGTGCTATGGTGCATACTCTTGACTACGCTGTGATTCTTCAGTCGCGGCTTGATATGCTCAACAACTGGAAAGACATTGTCCGCTCGGTCGATGTCTTTATCTCAAAACCGATATACACTTATGACCAGAACGGTAAGTGTACCCGATTCGCAAACTCCGAGGGGTACAATTCCTATTGTGTATGCAAGCACACCAATCAGGCCGCCTCAACATCTACATATCCTCTCCGCTATCAGCGCAACACTTTCAACAAACTTTACGCTTTCACCTTTAACCCGTCAACCCTCACATACCCTATGGGTCGTCTGATGATTCCTCGCCGGAGTGTGGATGCCGTAAAGGAGGATATACGCTCTACCTCGCAGTTCTATCTGCTTGAAAGTATCAAGGTGGAGCAGCTTACGACCACTCGTACCAAACTGACCGTTGAAGAAGATTATCTTCAATCTTTAGTTACGCGCGAGGTAATGACCGATGACTACGATAGCCATGACACGCTCATACCTCGTTATTGCTTCACCTACAATTCGCGCCTTAATCTCAGCAATATATCCAAAAGGCTCTATGCTGAATATAATGCAGGTGCATTGATGATTCATACCAACGGATATATCGCCAACTGGAAAGATATGCCCTCAGACTTCTTTGACGACCCGGCTGGTGTAAGTGTGTACTTCTTCATCAAACAAGACGGCAAGGATATTGTTGTGCAGGGGGAAAGTTGTGCGATGTCCAGTTATGAGGCTCCATTCATCTTTCTGTATTATCCCAATGTAAACGCATATAAGGCAGTCATCGTAAAGTGGTATGGACTTCCGATGTACTATGAGGTACAACTGGAGCAACACGGATTTCTCAACGGGGCGTTCTATTTCGCAGGATGGGAAAATCCGAGTACTAACGGCAATATGCCCTCTGCAAGTTCCAACGCCGACCGTACAATTGAAATACCGAATAAAATCTACACCTCCGAGGTCAACAATCCGTTTGTGTTCCCAGTTCTTGGAATCAATACCGTTGGTACTGGGGAGATAAAAGGTATTTGCTCGGCGGCCAAGGCTCTTTCTGAGGGTCAGTTCGGTCAATTCCCTCTCTATGCTTTTACGTCCGAGGGCGTTTGGGCATTGGAGGTGTCAGCTATTGGGACATACTCGGCGCGTCAGCCTATCACACGCGATGTCTGCATCAATGCCGATGGCATAACTCAACTCGACAATGCCGTTCTGTTCCCCACGGACCGGGGCATTATGCTGATTTCGGGTTCGCAGACTCAATGTATTTCCGAGGTAATCAATTCGGAGTATCCTTTCAATGCCCTTGACCTGCCCGGCTTCAGTAAGCTGCATGATATGTTGGGGCATGACCCGGTCACCGACAAGTGCCTGCCGACAATGCCGTTCACGGAGTTCTTGAAACAATGCCGTATGATTTATGACTACGTCCATCAGCGTGTCATTGTATACGCGCCGGGCATAACCTATGCCTATGTCTTTTCGTTGAAATCTAAAATGTGGGGCATGACATTCTCCAACATCGCCTCACACCTCAACTCATACCCGGAGGCTCTTGCCGTTGATAATGACAACAACATCGTCAACTTCTCGGAGTCTGACGAAACGCAGGTGAAGTGTCTGTACGTTACACGTCCGCTCAACCTTGACACCGTCAATATCCACAAGACCATTGGCAGCATAATTCAGCGCGGATTCTTCCGTAAGGGAAATGTCGCTACCGCGCTCTACGGCTCACGTGATTTAGTCAACTGGTATCTGATATGGTCAAGCAAAGACCATTACTTGCGCGGCTTCCGTGGCACGCCCTATAAGTATTTCCGCATTGCAGGGGTCGCAACACTCAATGCCGATGAAAGTATCTACGGCGCGTCCGTGCAGTTCACTCCACGCCTCACCAACCAACCGAGATAACTCATGTACTAAATATTCTATTGTAAGAAGAAGGCCGCCATGCGTGATGCACAGCGGCCTTTCATTTTGATGTGGCAACCTCAAAAGGGATGCATACGCCTACGCGCCTTGGCAATCCTGTTGTGCAGGTTTATCCGTATCTCGCTCTCCGCGTCCTCTGCTTTGGCTTCCCACACCTGCGCCTTTGCCGTGTTGGTTATGGTCAGCCAGTCAGCCACAGCCTTGCACACAAGGTATTCGTGGATGAGGTTTTCAAGCAGATACAGAGTGGTCTGCGAGAAGTCAAGCGGTACGCTCAACACTATTCCATAGACAGGCGGCTCGCGCAGATTGTCGTTCAGTTCCGTGTGGTGCAGGTCGTTCTTGGTGTAGGGGTATAGGAGTTCCCTGCACTTGCACACAGTCAGATTCAGCACTCGCGTCACGCGGTCAACGTTCCCATCCTCACCAACATCCTGCACCATGTGGCGGTTGTGGTTGCTTTCCGTGTCCATGACGCTACCCTCTATAAAGGCATAGTTCTTTATGTCATAGAGCAGCTGGTCGCGCTTGAACCCTAACACGGCATTGAGCCTGCCGTCCTTTTCTTCCAAAAAGCAACTCATGGATACAGGGGATTAGTCGGTGGGACGTGCCGGGCGGCTGCGCTTGCTCACGGTCTGACGGATGAGTTCCATGTTCTTGTTGGCAAGAGCGTAGTATTGCTCCGCGTCTGCCTTGTTGGTCACCATGTACCAGTCGGCGATGGCGGTATTGGCCAGATATGCGTGGACGGCTTCGCCTACGCCTGTCGTTGCGGCCTCGTTGAAGTTGCTCGGCATGGTGAGGTTCAGCACAAGGTCATGGCCGCCGTCATAGTGGCTGTTGTCGGTGGTCGTTCCGTTCTCGTTCAGATACTCGCCCAGTTCGGTCTGAACCTCCGCAAAGGCTCTCTTGATGGAACGCAGTATCTTCTCGCGGTTCTCCTCGTCCTCCGAGGCAAACATACTGGCAACCTCTTTGTGGTTGTCTTTGTTCTGAATGGTGCGTCCGCGCAGGAACGTCTCATTCATGATGTCATACAGCAACCACGATATTTTGATGGTGGCGGTGACTGGTTTCTTTGCGCCTAAAGTGGGGTTTGGCATAGTTCGTAATTATTTGAATGTTGATTAGTCCGTGGGGCGTGTCGGCTTTCTGCGGCTGTAGAGTAACCTCTCGGCGGTTTCCATCATGTCGGCCGCCTGCGTGAAGTAGTCTTTTGCCTCGCCTTTGTTGGCGAATTTGAACCATTGTCCGATGATCGAAGCAATGAAGAAACTGCGCAGGGTTGACTGAACGCTTGCGGTCAGCACCTTGTCAAACGACTTGCTGACCTCAATGACGGCTTCGTAACCGGTCTTGGAAAGTAACAGCGGCGGTGTGACCGGGGGCAGGGCTGTCGTGGTGTTCGATTGCGTGGATATGCCCGGATGCGGATTGGAGGGGTCTATCTCCACAACCGTGAGCGAAATCTGCTTTGTCCTGCCCGACACAAGCATCTCTTTGAGGTTCTCGTTGGTGGCAAGCACTGACTCTTCCCAAAACCTGCTCAACTCCGCGAGGTCATCATCGGCCGCAAGGATTCGGTCGCGTGCGCCCTCGTCGCCGTCAATCAGTTTCGACCCTGTGTAATCGGTAGCCTTGGCCACCTCTTCATACACATCGTCTTGAAATATTTGTATCGTTATCGTTTCCATCAGAAATCTAAAATTGAGTAGGTCAGACTTACCCCGACAAACGGCTCAAAGCCATGGGGCGTATAGCCGAAACCGACTGTCGGCCCTATGTGCCAACGCTTGGGAGGCTTCTTGATTGTGACTATTTCGCGCCGGGGATATACAAACAGACTGTCAAGGCTCGGATATACACCGCTGACGTATGCCTTGTAGTCATCTCCCTCATAGACGTTCTGCGTGATTGGCAGCTGCAATGTCAGGCTGTCGGGTGCTATCGCTTCAACGTCTGCGCTTGTCAGTTCTGCGGTGTCCGCTCTGATGTCGGGCAGGTTCTCAATCCCACGGTCTATGTATGATGTCGGGATTGTAACCTTTTTAGAGCCTACCTGCTGTGAGTGGACAGGTGCAGGTTCAATGTAGGGAATGGTGTCATACACGGTGATTGTGTCAACCACGCATTCCCCTCGGCCTGGGATGTCGCCGGGGGGCGACTGGCACTTGTGAAGATACGCGCCTGCCGCCATGCAAGCGACAATTACAAACACTATGGCAAGGATGTCCTTGACCTTCCGAATTATTTTGCGTGGTGTGTCGCTTCTCATTTCTTCTGGTTTTTGATATAGTTGATGATTCCGTCTGCGTGGAGTTCCACAATGGCGTTTGTTCCCTCTTCCGAGAGCAGGAAATCGCAGTCGGCTTTGTTGTCTTGGAAGAGCGACTCGGTCAGCACCGCCGGGCATTTGGTGTGTACGAGGATATAGAACCGCGCCTCATAGTCTGGGTCGCCGTCACTCCAGTCTGCCCTCATCGGCTTCTGTCTGCGGTCGTATGCGCCCTGCGCCTGCAACAGCGGAAACCGCTCCTTGTAGTCTTTGAGGCTCTTGTCTGCGGCATTCCATATCTCTGTAGCGAGGTCGTCAGCCTTTGTCTTGCCCGGCGAGGTATAGACACACCAACCGCCTGCGCTCTTCCACTTGCCGTCCGCGCCTGCGGCGTTGCAGTGGATCGAGACAAGCAGGACATTGTCCTTGCCGTACTTGTCGCAGTATGCGTTGGCCCTGCGGCATCTTTCGGGCAGACTGATGTCTCTGTCCTCCGGCACCAGCAGCACGGCATCTACATTCGTAAGCCTGCCGTTTAGTGCCTTTACCAGTTCCCTTGCAATCTCCCGACTTTTGAGATACTCTTTTAGCATTCGGTCGGGACTGCACTTGCCGGGTGTGTCGCTCCCGTGACCGTTGTCAATCAGTACAATCATATATCAGTCAGTTGTGGGGCGATGCTTCGCCCATGTCAGAGAATTGTTGGATTACCTTCATCGCGTCTTTCTTGTCAACCGCGCCTATGATGTCGTTGATGATGTCGGGCAACTCCTTCATGTGGCTCTTTCGGCGGTTGGCGTGTTCAAACATACTCTTTGCCTCAACTACAATCAGACCCGCGCCGAACAGCAGGGCCACGAATGGCAGGAAGTAGAAACTGAAAAACACGCCTAAGCAATCCACGAGGAAGCCTATGAGCAGGAATCTCCAGTATTCGCTCATCTTTGCGATTGTCACGCGCAGCTTGTGGGAGTGGACGCGCTGATTGGTTTTCTTCGCCGTGTGTACGCCGTCCCACAGGTCGAGCATGATGGCGATGATTACCAGTATGCTCACGGCGAGAAACACTCCGAGGAAGAGGAATAGTTTGTCAAGTGATAAGATTGATTCCATTGTCGGCTCGGGTTAGATGAGATATGATACGAATGCCCCTGCGCTTCCGATGACCGCGCCTGCCGTGTCGGCCGCAAGGTCTTTCCAGCAGAAATGGTTTCCTGCCTGCTTTCGGTCGCGTGCCTCTTTCCACACGCCGATGGAGAGTGTGACGAAAAGGGCGGCTCCGTAGGCGGTGGCGGTGCGTGCGCCGGGGTTGTCGGGCATGAGGTTGTAAATCGCGTTAGCAATCATGGTCGATGCGAGGATTGCCAAAAGAAGGCTCACTATGAAGTGAAGCACTTTGTCAGATGATATTTTCTTCATGACGTATAAGTTTTGGTTCGGCGCAAAGTTACCCATATACATTCCCTGACTACCTTTAACTTTTGTGACATGGCACAGCAACGGCGCAAGATTGCTCCTGCGCCGTCATTATGTTTAACGATATGTGAGTATCAGAATCAGTGTTGCGTATAGGTTGTACAGCAGTCCTACTTCAAGCCAAAACACAAAGTGCCTGCGGTCTATTGCCAGGCCGATGAGCGTTGCCGCGATTGCTATGTATGGCACTCCGCTTGTCAGTATCAGCCACGCCAGTGCAGACAATCCCAGTGTTATGGCGGCTCCGCTGTGGACATGGTTCGTCAGTTCCTCCCGAAAAGCAGGAGCGGCCGCGACAAACAGAATTGAGGCGACAATGAAGAACGCCACGAACTGATAACTGTCGGGGGGTACGTTCAGCAGTGGAACGAGGGCAAGCACCCCAGCGGTCGCCGTGCAGGTTGGGAAGAGCCACTTTGCTTGCGTCTTGTAGTAGGTCTCGCTGATTGAGCATGGCAGCCCGGTGTTCAATATGTACGCCGTCAGATACAGCGTCATTATCGTGCATGACAACGTCACGCATATAAGTTCCGCCAACATCATAGTCCTGCCTCGAATTTAGTCCAGTCAATAGCCGATTTCTCGGTCCACAATTTGTTGTAGCATTCCTGCGAGAAGAGCATCAGAGCGTCCGTGAAACTCTCAAACTCTTCGGCATCGGCGAACTCATAGAAAGCAGGTGTGCCGTCCGGGTAATCGCCCAGTTTGAATTTCAATGGGAACATGGCGGCTCCAAGCCGCGGAATCTTTACCGACAACCCGGTGATGTTGCGCTCGGCTTCCTCATCGTAGCGCACTGGTACGCCCTGCCATTTGAAGCCGTTGCGCTTGCGCTCGTCTGCATCTGCCGACAGCTGCGCGTTGATGATCTCCTTTATTTCGTCAAGTGTCGGGCGGCGGTTGAATGTGTGGCGGTATTCGTAGGTGCCTCCGTCCTCGGTTTCGTACAGACTGAAGAACAGCAGCCATGTGTTGCGCCCTATGCGTTGCAGTCCGTCCTGCCTCACGGTTGTGCCAAATATCTTTTCCATGCGCTTCTTAAGTTTTTGGCGCAAAGATAAGGGCCCGCGCTTGGCAGACCCTTTTAAGTTTAGTGACGTGACACTCTCGTCTGTTGTTTAGGTGAACGAGAATTTCTGCTTGTTGCCGTCGAAGATTTCGCTCACGATGGTTGTCTCAAACGGAAAGCCGTCCTCAATGTCTGAGATTTGGTCGAGGATGTTCTTCATCTCCTCACTCGCCGTGAAGAATTTGCCCCACTCGCCGGTGGCCTTGTCCTTGAACGAGACCAGATAGCGGTCTTCTCCTTGCGAGGTTTTCATGTCAACCTCAAAGTCATGTATCTCCAACGCCTTGTTTTGGATTGCGCCTAAGCGCATCACCTTTCCGGGAAAGCGTTTCTTCCCGTCAGCAGGAGTGTAGGTCACTCCCAGTTCTGAAAACTTTTTCATACGTTTACCAGTGATTAAGTGAAAAATATACTTACAATCGGCATGGCACGCCATACCTTTGAATGAGCCGATGATTTCCTGCCTGCGCTTCCGCGATTTCACCTTTGCCAGTTTACGCGCCGCGTTCTGCTTCGTGCGTCTGCGTATCCGGGCATAGTCGCCGAAATTCACATAGCCAAGTGCGTCCATCCCTGCCGATATGGGCGCAATCCTTTCACTCGGTTTTATTGTCAGTCCGAGTTTGGCACTCTCTTCATGTAAGCAATCCCTTAATCTCCATAACTCTTTCTTGCTTTCTGCAAGTATAAACGTATCATCGCAAAATCTGAAATAATGAATCGCTCCGTGCTTTTCTATCATGGCATGGTCAAGGTCGTTCAGATAAAGGTTACCGAGAAACTGCGATGAGCGTAACCCCTTGCTTATCCCTATATCTCCATCGGGATGCAGGGCCTTCACGAAATTCCGCAGTATCGGCAACAGAACCGGGTCGGATATATAGCGTTCAATGATGGCAATCAGTTTGTCATGCACGATATGGTCATAATAGCCTTGGTAGTCCGATTGATAGTAGTATTGCAGATTGGGGTTGGCTTCCATTGCAGCTTGTATCTCATGGAACAGACCATGAGGCCCGCGTCCTTTGATAGAGGCTGCTGTATTCTTTATCAGCACCGGGGCAAGCCGGGTCTCTACCACTTCCATGATGCTGTTGCTTCCCATGCGCTCAACAACTATGGGTGCTTGCACAATCCTTTTCTTCGGGCCGTCCTGCGTTTCAAATGATGTCAGTTTGGATATACGGAACTCTCCGCTCCCTATTGATTGTTTGAGATGCTCTTTGATGGCGTCTTTCTGTCGTACATATCGCGCCTGCCTGCGCGTGTATTCCTTGCCGTCTATGATTACGCAATCCTTTTTCTCGCTGTCCGATGCGGACTGGCGCAGGTTGCGTATGACGCGGTTGAATGATGATGTTATGTTTTCTTCGGTAATTATTTCCGGGATGAGATTGCACAAAGGATAGTTGACCGAAGGGCACTCCTCGGTCAACTCTAAGAATGTTGCTATGTCTGTGACCGCCTTCCGGTCCTGTGGAGAGAGGCATTGCCCCTCTCCACTTGTGGTTATAGTGTTCTTCCGGCTTTCCATATTGTTATGCTGTTGCCGAGGCGCAAACCTCTCGGAGAATGCTGTGTCTGTCGCGCAGACGTGCAGGGTCATCCGATTGTTTCTAACCATTCAGAATTTGAGCCGACCACCGTAGTTCGTGTTCGAGTTCGAGGAAGCGTTGTTCGCGTTCGCATAAGCGAGGCCGCTGTTCGCATTCGCATTGTTGCCCGACCGCAAGACGACACGGCCTCGTGAGCCGGGTAGCCAGTGACCTGCGGCATAGTGAGTAGTGTACTTGCTTGTGTCGGTCTGATGAACCTTGCTTGCAAGGATGTCACACTTCGCGCCGTGAACGACGCGCACAACACAGTTGCCGTTGCCTGTCACGGTCTGAACCACTCGCTCCGTCTTGGTTATCGGGTCGTATATGTGGGCCTTGTAATCAATCGGGTCTTCATTGTTGTTGTCCAGACAGCGGTTCTTGTAGAACTCGGCATAACTCTTCACGTTGCAGGCGATGTAGTCCATCCACTCCGAGTCGCATCCGACATAATGCTTCAGACCCAGTATGGAGTTCATTGAATTGCCTACATATTCAGTGTCGGCCATTCCGATGGAGTCACGGCTGTTCAGTGTCGCGTCATGTGCGCCGTTGCCGACAACCGCCTGCTCGTTGGTAGTTCCGCTCAACGCCCACCAAAGGTTGCTGATTTCCTTGTGCTGTTCGTAGTCCTGCAGCTGATAGCCGGGGCCACGCCTGCGAGTGCTGTTTTGGAAATCCTTTGCGGTGTAGTTGATAGTGCCTACCGGGGTCTCGGTCGGATTGCCGTCAGAATCATACGCCCATTCCGATGACGTTGTGGAAGTGCCGTTGCCTTTCTTTGAACGGACTGCGCCGGAAAGACTGCGTGGCATCTTAAGTCCGTCAATGGTTATCGGGTATGTTCCGACAAGGCTGTCGTTGTCACCTACGGTATGTTCTGTCCATTCGGGTTCAATCGCCTCGATGTGGGAACTGTCAACGGCAAGACACAAGATGTCGCCGATGTCGCGGTATGAGGTGAAGTACATCCACTTTGCACCGCTCGGAACATCGCAGAAGATGTAGTTGCCGATTGAGAAATCAAAGTAGGTGTGGCTTACCTGCATGATGAATGAGCCGACAATCTTTCCCTCTGCGTCAGTAAAGACCGCGCCGAGGCGTGCATGGTTCAGTCCGGGCCAGCGTGCCTGCTTCATGCCCTCTACGTCCATGCGGTAGGCGTTGGTGTTGGAGGCTGTGGCAATGATGGTGTCATCTATCATTTCTCCTACCTGCGCCTCGTCTGCATAGACACCGGTGTTCTCAGCATAGAGCAACTCCGAAAGCATGGCCTTGACACTCTTGTTGACGGTCGATAGCGGTTCGGCATCCGTGGTCGAATACAAGATGTACTTCTTCTGATTCTTGTAATCGTTCACTCCCTTGTACCAGTGGTGAGGCAGATGGTGGAAGATGTCAAAACCCTCTCCGGCTTGGTCTGCGTTGTCGAAACTTTCTCCCGAATTGAGGAATCCGAAGTCGTTGTCGCTCAACTGCACGCCCTCCATCTGATTGAGTTTGGAGTTGAACGTGCATTTGTAGGCGTGCGTACCCTGCTTGATTTTGAGCGTGTGACCGCTCGGAATAAACGCCTTGTTGTAGTCCGCGCCTGTCTCGTTTTCGGGGTTGCTGTATCGCTCGCAGAAGTCTCCGCTGATGATGTCGTCAATCTTCAGCAGGGAGAACTGGGAGTTGATGAGGTCAAGTTCGGGGAAATAGTTACTCAGTGTGGTCATGCCTGCGTTGCCGTCCACGTCTGAATCTTCTATCAGTTCCGACAAAATCCAACGCCCGGTGATGCCCGAACATTGTCCGCTCTCTTCATAGGCTTTGCCAGTCGCGTCAAGGCCGATGGCACCGGTCCGGCGCAGCTGACGGAGTACCGACACACTGGCGGTCATGTTGATGTTCGGAATGCGGACTTCGCGTATTGCTCCTGCCTGCGCTATTGTCATCACAAGGCTCTCCACGTTCACGAAGTCGCAACCCTCCACCCACAGACGGTTGATGTTGCTGACGCTTGAAAGTGTCAGGCCGCCGGGATATGTGAGCCTCGGCAGGTTCACAAGTTCCAGTTTGGTGACTGTCGCAGGGAGTGTCAGCGTTTCTATCGGCGCGGTCTGTGCGAGGTCGCAGTTGGTGAGTGGCGTGTTGCTCGCGTTGATTTCCTCAATGCGCGGACACCCCTTTGCATCGATGCCTGTCGCCGTGGTGTTGCTCACGTCAAACACGCGGAGGAATGGCATATCGCCCAGTGTCAGGTTTCCGAGTGGGTTGAAGCCGTTGAGCGCGGTGTTCTCGGTGTGCTTCTCGCCGCCCAGTATGATTTCTTCGGCAAGTTCCAACTTGCTCAAATCATCAAAGTGGAATGCGAGAGACATTTCCGAAAGGTCTATCTTGCTCATGCGTGCTGTCTGATAGATGTAGAGCAACGCGCCTGCGTCATGAGCGAACTGCGTGAACGCATGGCTCTCGCCTGCCTCCAAAAATACAGACTCCGACAACTGACCGCTTGCATCGTTGCCGATGCCGAAGTAGCCGGGCGCGGCTGCTGTGATGTAGATTTTGGAGTCGGCCTTGATTGCCGACACACGTCCGCTCAATGGATTGGTGAAGAAGTCGCCAGTCTGATAGTAGCCGTCACGGATTGCCCAACGCTGCTCAATGAAGCGCGGAAGCGTTGTCAGTCCCAGGCCGTGGAGCGCATAGAAGTACGGCAGGTTGGCAATGGACGTATGGTCGATGTATTTCCGCTCGCCGTCATAAGAAGATATGACCTTGGGCCAGAAGTTCAACCGCTTTTCGACAAAGAAGTACAATGCTCCGTCCGGCGAGAATGGTACGATGGTCTTGCCGTCAATCTGTGCCGTCTGATTGCGCATCCTGTTCACCACGCTCTTCAGTGATATGGTTGTCGCGCCGAGGTCGTTGCTGTTCCAGCACTCCTGCTGTTTGTCCATGTTGTTGAAGAGTACAGAGCCGTAACCCATGTATGGATTGGTGTATCCTGTTGCCTCATCGGTCATCTTGTTGGGGTCAACCTCCGGGTCTATGTCGCGGCCGCCGTCATTGTCTGCGCCGTTGCAAGTGTCGCAGTCATATACTTTGTTCAGATACATTCGCGTAGGCTCCATGTTGCGGTAGCCGGAATAGACTCCGTTCTCTACAGAACAGCCGTCCTCCAAATAGAACATGGGCTGCATATTCTTGGCGCGTTGATCGACAGCGGCAAGGAAGTCGGTAAAGGCGGTGTAGGCCATCGCGCTTTCAAGCGACATATAACGGTAGGCGTTCTCCTGCCATATCTTCTTCCACCCGGTTACCTTGGAGTAGTCGCAGGAGTTGAAGAAGCGGAGCATATTGAAGAGGTCGTAGGGGACTTTCTTGCCGAGTGCCAAATCCTCTTGGAGTTGGTCATCGTCAATCATGCACTCAAAGTAGTATGTCCATGCAGGATATTCCGTGGGCGCGAGTCCGAGTTTGCGAACCCATGACGAAATCTGCGTTGTCGGCTTCATCATGTCTTCTACGGTTGCCACGCCCTGCCACCAGTCCATGCCTGCGTATTGCAGGAGTTCATAACCGCTGACCGGGTTAAGCACGTCTCCTGTCACGACCCACTTGCCGTTGACCTGCTTCATTGAGCCAGTCGAACGTGTCCATGCACCGTTCTTGTAGCGGTAGATGGCATAGTCGCGTCCGCAATACTGCGAGATGAGGTACACATTGTTTCGGGCGGCTTCGGTATTCGTTTCGGGGTCTGCCTTGAAACGCGCCTCGGTCTGTGCCAGTGTTTCTTCTGGAGTGCCGAAATATTCCGTGAAGTCGCCGTAGTTCAGACAGCCGAGGTTGTAGCCGGGCGTGTTCATGAATCCGAGTGCCGTCTGCTCTCCCTTGTCCTCTTTCCAGTTGCCTTTGGCGTGAAACCATGCGTCCTGCAACGTGTCGGTGGTGGCGCGGAAAACTGCTATCGGGTGGTTCTTTGTGGAGTGATCCATTTCCAACCCGGTCAGCACATCGCCGTCACCGAGGTCTTGCGTTCCGTCAAAGGCTCGCTGTGCAGGGGTCATGTACGATGAGCCGAGGGCGCGGAATGTGGCGTTCATGAGGTCGCACACGCCGCAGTCGTTGGCGTTGCTGCTGTCGGAATAGTCCACCTTGACGGTTACCACGTCCACGAACAGACCTGTCTCTGAGACGAACACCTTGTTGTGCTTGGCGGCAAGTATGGCCTTGCGTCCGAGTTCGGTGCTGTCATCGGGATTCAGCAGGGTGACGGTCGCCTTGAGTCCTGTCGTTTTATTCTTCTTGTTGAAGTTGAAGCGGTCGTTCTTGATGGGACGCTGTGCGGATGTCGTTCCCTGCCTGCGCCACAGCACATTCACAGCCTTGAAATTCACTTCGGGGTGCTGTGGGTTGAAGTAGTAGAGCGTGCAGGCGAACTGGTCACTGGTCGAGGTGCCGCCGTTCAGAGCAAAGTCAAAGTTGTTGAAGGTGGTCTGGTCGGCGACAATCACATAGTACGGCATTCCCTTGGCTGCCATGAGCGACATTGAGGGTTTCCCGGTGGTGTCCAGCACGTTCTCTTTGTCATACTCCGCTATCATGGCGCGGACATCGCTCAGTTTGCACAGATAGTTGCGGAATGCCTGCAACCACTCCATGTAGGAACTGTACGCCATGATGTAGTTGAGGTTGAAATCGCCGTTCTCTGAATTGAACGTGATTGTCTTGTTCTGACGCAATGCGCTCGTCCCCGGCTGATAGCCTATGGCGGCGCACTCTTCGCCGTTCACATAGAGTTTGACAAAAGAATAGTTCGTGCCTGCAGATGCTTCCGAGGCTTTGTAGGTCACATACTTGCTCCCCGGCTCCACCACAACGGCGACTGTCACTTTTTGTCCGCATTTGAAACCTACGCGCTGTCGCCTCGGTGTGCCGTTGAGTACGGTAAGCACAATCTCGTTGCCACGTATATAGAAGCCGACACCTGCGGCCGGGTCGTAGCACTCGCACAGCATGGCGTTTCGGTTCTTGATGCTCTTGGTTGAGAATGCCAACTGAATGGCAGCACCGCTCGTTTCAAGTGCCGATGACGAGAACGGCGCGTAGGGTATCTCCGCTTTCACATTCTCCGCTATGCGCAACACGTTTTCTCCCAGTACCGATACAAAGCCGTTGGAGTTCCAGTTGCTCCCGACCACATTCATGGTGTAGTCGTTGTCTTTGATGGTGTGGTCGGTTTCGCTGTTGTTGCGAGTGGAGAAATCAAAGGCAAACAACGCGCCCTCCTTGACCTCTGCGTCTATGGCTGAACCCTCTACTGTAAGCGTGACGGTGACGGATTTTGAAGTTCCGCTCTGTGCAAACACATCAAGGCTCTTGCTTCCGTCAGAGGCATAGCCTTGTATCTGCTTGCTGACATTGAGTGTCTGACTCACTTCGCAATTGGCGGTGGTTGCGACATGGCCGTCAATCATGACCTCAACCGGGGTTCGTGTCTTGCCCGGTGTGTAGGCAGCCACATCAAGCGAGACGGAATCATACAGACGCACTTTCCCTTCGTTGCGGTCATCGTAGCGCATGGCGACAATAGGGGTGCTGTCGCTTGCGTCAACGCACATCACGGCTGTGTAGATGGTGTTGCCTGTCACTCCAGATGCAACGTCCTTGCCTTGGATGCGCAGAGGGTATGCGCCGTGCGTCAGTACCTCGCCGCCGCCGAACACATTGTTTGGATTGATGCTGATGTTGTGGCTGTATTGGTCGGTGACGGTCGCTGTGCCGAGTGTACGCCACGCTCCGTTGTAGAACATTTCGGTGGTTACGAGAATGCCTTGCTTGGTACTGACGTTGTTCTCAAACTTGTACATCGGCAGACTCTTCTCAGTTCCTCCCACTTCAAGCGCGGTGGCGGCGGAGTAATACAGCGATTGCACGCAGGTACAAGTCACATCTACGGCGGTGACGGTGATTGTGCGTGTGCGAGAGTTACCGTCTGCGTCTGTGGCCTTGATTTGATAGTCCTTGCTTGAGGCCCCGGTTATGAAGTCGGTGAAATCGAACTCAAATTTGAGGTCGTTGGCAGAGGTGGATGACGGCTGATTGACAACCTCGCTCCACAACTCTATGTTGGTAGTGGGGTCGATGATGCTCAACTGGCGTATCGTTCCCAGTACCTCGTCCTCGCCGTCATAGCTGACACTCTTGATGGCGCCCGACAGTACAATGCGGCTGCCATACGCACCCCACACTGCGGAGTCGCAGTAGATGGTCAGCACGCTTCCGCTCTGACCGCCTGTGCCGTTGCTCTTCGGTATCTTTACGGAGTCGCCGAGTGGGTCGCCTTTCTTACTTACGGCTTGAATGATATAGTTCGTAGGGTCGGGAGTTATCTCCAGTCCTCCGAATGAGCGTTGCTCCATTTCGTATGCGCCGCCGGTTGACAATGCTTTCGTGCCGTTAACCTCTGGCTCATCGCTGAGGTCAAAGGATAGACCTCCACCGCCGCCGAAATCGGGCCACAGTTCATCTCCGTTGGTGGCGGCTATGTCCTGCACCTGCCCCACAAACTGCTTGGTTTCCCAAACATGGGGAATCTTGGTGGAGTCGCGGCGATAGGTGATGATGAGGCCCGTTTTCAGATAGTTCACCCCTGTGTTGTCGCGCAGGTCTATGAGGGCCTGTATGGCAAGCGACATGGTGTAGTCCTTGTCCTCGCATACCTCGTTGACGTTCACTATCGCTTCCGCGCCTGCGCTCATGCCTGCGAGGTCGAGCCAGTTGTCGGCATTCAACACATCGTCTTCATCAAGTGTCGCTCCGATATACTGGTAAATCTTCCATGAGCCGTGAGCCACGGCAAAGGTTATCTGTAAGCCGTAATTGGCTTTGTCTTGGGCGAAGACGATTGCAGGAGCATAGTATTTGTCTGTCTTGTCATTGAGATTGTAGAATATCTTGTCGGGGTCGGGAGTCGGAATTTCTGCGGTGAGGTTGAATGTATTGCCTACTGACGCTCCGCCGACCATTGTCAGTTTGTCGTTTACAATGCGGTATAATCCGTCTGTCACTCGGTAAAGAGAGTCGGGATTGTAGTTTATGTCGCTGTTGTATTCCTCTTCTGCAATGCCATAGAAATTAGTGCTGCCGAAACTGCGGAAATAGACACCTCCCTCTCCGTTTGGACAGAGCCATACGCCACTCTTGGGTTCTGACCCGGTACCGTCCCACTGGCCGTCACATGGCAGGATGCCTAAACCGCGCAAGCGGCTTGACGTGTCGTAAAGTTGGTTGTTCGTGTTTTTCAGATTTTCCTGCAACTGCGCTCCTTCATTGCCGGGGAATGCTGTGCTGTCCGTATGACCGAGGGCGAGGTCTGAACCGATTACCACCATCTGACTTCCGCTCCAACGATAGGTCTTGTTTGTCATCTTGTCAACATAGACTTTATCGCTGTCGGGGATACGCCCGTCCAGCGAGAATGTGCCGTAAGAATCTGCATTATCCCAGTTGTTGGCATAGTCTGCGTCTATGGTTCTCGCGTGGCAGGCGATGAAGCATCCAACAATGGCATTGAACTTTACCGACACGTCCCCGGTAATTGAAATCGGATTTGCCGTTTCATCTGTAAATCCGTCAAACTCCTTGACATCATCCATTGCACCGGGGATATAGCGTGCAGGTATCCGTCCGCTGCCGTCAAGCGGTGCTATGCCGTTTGACATCCCCTTGCTGTTGGTTATGGCTTTTATGCCGCTCTCGGTGGTCGTGATTCGGTTTTCGGCATTGGTAACGCGAGTTTTCAGACCCGACACATCGGATGTAAGAGTATTAACAGAAGTTCCGATTGTATTTATCTGTGTACGTATTTGCTCAATGCTCTGCTTGTTGGTGCTTACTTCGGTCGCCAATGCTTTCAAATCGGCATCCAATTCCGCAACGGCTTCGTTGTATTGCTGACTGTCTATGGTCGGGTTGCCTGCGCTCTCCCCGGTTGCTACCCATGCACCGCCGTCAGCGATGTATAAAGGTGCAGGAAGAGTGTTGCCGACTAACGCCCACCAACCGTCATGCGGTAGCGGGTACGCCTCACGGAGTTTCGTCACGTCAAGAAAGATTCCCTTATTGGGGCCTTTGATGTTGCGTGCATCAAGCCAACCCTCAACCTTAAGATTCTTCTTGACGGTCGTATTGCCCTGTATGGTCGCGTTGCCGCCTGCGGTAACGTGTCTGCCGACAGCCACATCACCATCTATTTCGGTTGTCTTAATCTGACTCATACTAAAAGTTGTTTGCTAAGGTCTGACATTACTTGGGATAGGTCATTCTGTCCGATAGTGGCAAGCACAAGCGAAGCGGCTTGATATACCACAGACATATAGCACCGCTCTGGGATTTCGATACCGCCGTCACAATCCACTCTCGGAAGAGGGATATACACCGCCTGCTCTACGGTCGCGCTGTTGTTATTGCAGGAGAATAGTTCCAGCGCGCGGCCCTCGGCTCGGCTGACGATTGCCACGACTGGTTTCTGCGGATTGCCTCGCAGTCCCTTGTAGCGTGAGAATTGCAGCTGATACTGAGGGTCGGCGGCGGTGATTGGCTCGTACACGGGACGTTCCCAATCACTCATCTTGAAGATTAAAAGACGCATGAAGTCTTCGGGCAGGAGCGTCCAACCCGAACCTTTGCTGCGCCAAAAGACTGCATCGCCGAATGGCTTGCCGCCGTCAAGCAGATGCGTGGGTGCTTCGGTCACAACCCGGCGAACCGCCTCAACAATCTTGGAGCGTACAATGTCGTTCAGCGACAAGGTGTCAATATCCTCATCGGCTATCAGTTGCTCGCTCGTCTTGTTTTCGTCTATGGCGATACGCACGTCACGCGCTATATGCAGGATTTTGTACACCATATCGCCGGACTTTTACACGAAGATTATCTCCACGTTGTTGGCTTTGCCTGCGTTGACAATGTCGTCGCGGTTGCGCAGCTTGCTACGGATACACCCGAATGTCTGTTCAAGGTAGTCCTTAGCGTCATCGTTGCAGGAGAACTCTACCTGCGTCATAGGGGTGGCGGATTCTTCTGCCTCTTCGGTTTCGGTCTGCTCGCCGCCCTCTGCTTCTTCAGTCGGTGACGGAGCGTCAGATTCCTTTGCCTGCTCGCTTTTCGTTTGGACAGGTGCAGGTGTAAGTGCAGCTCGCTCGATGCGCAACTCTTCATCCAGTTCTATGGTACTGACAATGCGGATGCGGCCGCGCTTGAACTCGCTGCTGTTCTCAATTGCCTGCTGAATGAGGAAGTTGCCCGTGGTGAATGTGGCAGGGGTTACGCCGATGGCGTTCATACTGCCCCCGGTGAATGTTACTTTGAGTGTGTTCTTGCCGAAGCGGATGAGGCTCTGATACTCCATCATGCCCGATACGCCGTAAGTTATTATTTTCTTTTTCATTGTTGTGGCATTATTTGAAAAGAGGCGGACGGCATTGCTACCAGTCCGCCTCAGTGTGGTTACTTACTCTTGGTGGTTGGTCAGACGGTAATTACATCGCCGACTTCGAACTCGCTCCACGTTGTTGTAGTGGTGGTAGTGGCTGATGCGCCCTCACCGCTTGTAGTGGTTGTGTTCTTGGCCTGCCACAGCGTACCCTTGACTGCGTTAGCGGCGATGCCGGGGCAGTCGGTCAGCAGGTAGTAGATTGCGCCGTCAACAGGCGATGCCGGGGCGGTCGCGCCCTCGTAGAACAGATAATGGGCCGCGTCCTCGTTGACGTTGTCATTGGCTGTGGTGTCCTCGCCGTTGATCCACAGATGGCATGAACCCTTGAGCGCGATTGCGTCCCATGTGAGCATACTCTCGCGCGTTGCCTCTTCGCCCTCCACGCGGTCGGACGATGAATGCTCGGCGGCGAGAACGTAGCGCACAAGGCGGTCGGGCGAAAGGAGGAACGCCGAATTGCTCCAGCCAAGGCGGTCAAAGGTCGGCTCGCGCTTGAACTCGATGTCGCCGAACACGGTGTGTATGGCGGTGACGGTCCAACCGAACTTGTTGGTCTTTACATCTATCTTTACCTCCGGGTGCTTGGAGAAGTCGATGCACTGGATGTTCTCAAGGAAGTTCTTGCCGCAGAGGGCCAGGCCACTGCTCGGAACATCCTCGCCGGTGAAATACATCTTGGCAAGGGCAATGAACTCTTCGTATGTCCACTTGCCGATGTGCTGAATCTCTTTCTTCACCTGATAGCGCACGCCCTCGGAGAAGTAGATGTCCTGCACGCCGACTTCGGGAGTGTTCACCTTAATCTTGCCCTTGCGTCCGGCAAGCAGGGAGCGGTTGGTGTCGCACTTGAACTTGGTGATGGCCGCCTCGGCGATGATTGCCTTGGTGAACGGAATACGCTTCTTGACAGCATCGAAGTAGTCGGATACGATGCGGTTCATGCCACGCTTCTGCAAGTACACGCGAGTGGGCTGCGGAACAAAGAGGTCGGGGTCAACCTTCTTTTGTGTCTCGTAGAGAGCGTTGCCGAGAAGAATGAGTTTTGTTCCGGCGGGTATGGCAGGTGTGGTGCAATACTCGGCATCGGTGGTTGACTTGTGGCCATTCACGGCGCGACAGATGGGGTTGCCCGTTGTGGGGTCATGGCCGACAACGAAAATCATGAGGTCTTTGCCGGGGGTGGTCTTGCTGCCGTCCTCGGTGTAGCCGTCTACGCCTTTGGCAAGCAGTGTGCCGTAAGGGCGCGGAAGTTGCTGGTCGTTGCCGTCAAGGGGAACTACGAACTGATTGCTTGTACCTTTCGCTACCGCCGTGGTTGTGGTCACGTTGGTGCGCGGCTCGTCAATCATGTAGTGGTCGACTTCGGGCGAGGTGACTTTCACGCGCTTTGCTTTCAGCGCAATCTGCATAAGTGGGGTGTCATCGCCCTTAAACTTGTAGAGTTCTTCGTCAAGGTCGGGCTGCACGAGGTTACCACCGTCAATGCCGCCTGTTGCCCCTGCGAGATTGCTCACGGTAGCGGATGCGCCGCCTACCTGCGAACTGACTCCGGCTGAGCCGGGGGTCGGGGTGGGATTAGTACCACCAACATTTACTGTTTCTCCGTCCATGGTTGGAAAATTTTGAGATTAAAAATGATTATTTATTGTTGGTTTCTACGAGATTGCCAGTACCGATGCCTCCAGTGGCGGCGGCAAGATTGCTGACTGAGGCTGTTGCGCCTGCGACATGACTGCGGATTCCTGCCGTCCCGGTTGTTGGCTTGACCTTATGCCCCTCATCTGGACAGTGTACCACTACGCCTCCCATAACTACATGGCTTCATTTGCGAGGTCAAACATAGACTGGGATTTGCGCTGTGCGCCTGCTCCCTGTCCGTTCTTGCCGCCGAGTGGCGCAGTGCCGTCACCTTGTTTGCTCTTGCGCAGCTTCTCGGTAATCTTGGCGTTGCGTCCGGCAATCTCACCCTCTTCTCCAGCGGTCGCCACGTCAGCATCATAGTTGAGTGCCTTGCAAGCCATGTCAAGAGTCTCTGTGCTGAACTTGCCCATCACGCCGTCACGGACTATGCCGAGAAGGAACTCCACAACCTTGTCAATCTGCTCATCGCTCATGCCTCGCTCTGACTGGAACTGACGCAGGGTTTCAAGCGTGGTGTCCATGTTCTTGTCGTATTCCTCGTCAAGTTTCTTGGAGTTGGCCACGCGCTCCACATACTCCTTGTTGGCTTCGGCAATCTTGTCCTGCATTTCGGGGTCGTCAAGCACGTCCTTGATTTCCACGCCGAAGTTGCGCACAAGTCCCAGTACCGGGTCTGTCCCGTTGTGCATATCGGTGAGGAACTGCGCGCTGCGAGGGTCGGCGGCAAACATATCCGACAGGCTTTTCTCCCTGCCGCGATAGCCGTCCAACTCCTGCTCGTATTGGTCGTAATCATCGGAAATCTGTCCGTAGATTTCCTCATCGTCCTCGAATTTCTTTTCGGGGTATTTCTTGCGCAGCCGTTCAAGATGTTGGTCGCGTCTGCTCTTAACTTCGTTATTATCAGCCATTACTTTGAAAATCTTATGGTTGTATCATTATCTATGCGCAAAAGTAAGGCTATAAATTCGTGGGATACTTTTAACTTTTGTGACGTGAATTTGGTAACTTTGCGCCACTACGCGGTGCATCATGAAGTATTTTGGAAGCATAATGGATTTCACGAGGCAACGGAACGATGATTTAATGAGAGCCTTCCGTGAACAACTCGCTTTGGCGAGGTTCATAGTCATGCCCGAAATCTTTGAGTTGGTCGCCGAATCTCCTGCTTCCCGTTTTTGGGTCAGTGAGGAAAGGGCCGCTATCGTCATCGCGGCCATGGAGGCAGGCAAACCGCTCACGCGCATGAGACGCAACAAGCGCGAGATGTTTGAGGAGATTTATCGCCGTTACCTTATTGAGCGCAAAAACAATCCCCGAAAATCGGTCTATGAACTGGTGACGAGAATCGTTAATCAGCCTGCTCCGAAATTCTATCTCACACCGCGAACTGTTGGAGAGTTCATATATCGCATTAAGAATGGTTGGTATGACAAGCAGTTTGACCGATATAGAAAAGATATTGACGGAGAACGACCGCAGGAATGAAGCGATGTATGCCGTTTTCAACCCGATTACCGGGGAGGGGTCTGTCGGGGAAAGAGTGCAGGTAACCATATCCGACTTTGCTTTGAAAGTTCAGTGGTTGCCAAAGGAGATGATGGATATTCCTTTCGTCAGCAGACTCGTCAAGGCTGGCTCTATTGACCACTTTCTTTCTGATGTACTCCACGTTGAGCCGAACGACACCGACCATGACAAGGTCGCGGAGAAGTTTATTCGACTGCGATACCGCCACGATTTCCCATTTTGGGCGGCCACGCTTGTGTGGATTCACAATAAGGATGCAGGCGCGGATGTGCTGTTTTGCCTGCGCTACCCACAGCGCATATTGGTGTCGCGCTTTGAAGAAAAGCGCAAGGCAGGTCTGCCGATACGCCTTATCCTGCTAAAAGCGCGTCAGTGGGGCGGCTCCACCACTACCCAGTTGTATATGGCATGGTTGCAGTTCTTCCACAAGCGCGGTCTCAATTCTCTTATCATCGCCCATCAAGGCACGGCATCCGATGAAATCAAGGATATGTTCGACACCATGATTAAGGAATATCCCATTGAGCTGCTCTATGACATGGGAGAGTCCTACAATGAGAATGAGCCGAAGATGGTTGGTGTCGGCAAGTCCGGCTCAACATCGCGCGTGCCTCAGCGCAACTGCAAGATTAAGATTGGCACGGCTGAACGTCCTGACGGTTGCCGTGGCGGTGCGTATTCTCTCGTTCACCTCTCGGAGGTCGGTATTTGGAAAAAGACTGACGGCAAATCGCCCGAAGACATTGTGCGCTCTGCCTGTTCGGGTATTCTCCTGCGTCCACTCACAATGATTGTCATGGAATCCACCGCCAACGGTACGGGCAATTTCTTCCACACCGAGTATTCTGCGGCCGCCGACCCCGAAGTGCCTTCTCAGTTTGAGGCATTGTTCATCGCTTGGTTTCAGATCGAACAATATTCCATGCCGTTTGAAAGCGGTGAGGCTCTGCGCGATTTTGCCAAGTGGCTCTACGATAACCGCTACAACGATAATGTTCTTTCTACACGTGAGGAATGTGGCAAATACCTTTGGTGGCTGTGGGAAAAGGGCGCGTCACTGGAGGCTATCAACTGGTATATTCAAGAACGTGCAGGCAAGAACGACCATAGCATTATGGCTTCCGAATTCCCCTCTGATGATGTGGAGGCGTTTGTTCACTCCGGCACAATGGTGTTCGACAAATACCAAGTGGAGGAATTTGAAAAGGCGTGTCGCCCTCCGCGCTATATCGGCGATGTGTATGCCGATGGTGACGAGGGCGAAATGGCTCTTGAAAATCTGCGCTTCCATGAGGACAGGCAGGGGCAGTTCTGTATTTGGGCCAGGCCGGAAGATGATGATGAGGTGGAGATTACTGACCGCTACCTCACGGTCGTTGACGTGGGCGGTCGCTCCGCAAAAGCCGACTGGTCTGTTATTCTCGTCATTGACCGTCTGAACATGATAGAGGGCGGTCGCCCTGCCGTTGTCGCCCAATGGTATGGGCATTGCGACATTGACCGCCTCGCGTGGAAAGCCGCGCAGGTGGCGGCTTACTACAATGAGTCGCTTCTTGTCATTGAGAGCAACACATTGGAGACGCATGACCGGGAAAGGCAGGTGGAGGGCGGTGACCAGTCGCAGTATATCCTCAATCAGATTTCATCCATTTATCCCAATCTCTACGCTCGCCGTCAGTCCGAGGACGAAATTAGGCAGGGGGTGCCGCGCAAGTATGGTTTCCACACCAACATTGCAACAAAGCCGATGATTATCTCTACGCTTGTCAAGGTCATACGCGAACATCTCTACACTGAACGCGACAAGCGGTGTCTTGATGAGTACAAGACTTATGAGCGCAAACAAAACGGCGCATACGGCGCGATTGCCGGGAAACATGATGACTTGCTTATGACTCGCGCCATCGGTATGCACATCTGTTTCTACGAAATGGAGATTCCCCAGATTATTCCCAAGCAGCAGGGACCAGTCAAAAAAAGAAAAGGCCCCGTTTCCGAGGCCGTTTTCTGATTGGTGTCTTTAAGCTGCAAGCATTTGTTGTGCTTTCTGCACAGCCTGCATATTCGCTCCCTGCTGTGCCTGCTGTGCCAGTTCGGGCGATAATCCGTCCGGCATCTGTCCCTGCTCCAGTTGCTCTCGTTGGCTCTTGATGCTTTGCAGGAGTTCATCTGCAAACGGGAAGTCGCCGTGTTCAAGCAATTGCTCCACGGATATTGCCTGTGCCTGCCACAATTGCATGAGCATATCGTTAGAAATGGCGCGGTATGCCGGGGTTGACGTGCTTTCAACGATTGACAGGTCAAACTCAACGTCTCGTATCTTGCGTGGGTCGTACTCAACGATTGCAGAGTTCTTGCCTGCGATGTTGAACACTCGCGGAGTATCGTAGAACTGCTGAATGTTCTTGACATCCTTTGTCGCGCCGTCTCTGATGAACGATGAGAAGGTGTCGAGCAGGTCAAGCAACGAGGTGGTGGCGTTCTGTGCCTGTTGGTTGTAGAGGCTTGCCGACATTCCCGAATATCCGGGCTTGCCCTGCAATGCGCCGTTCACGCCCGATATGTCCTCAAAGAATTTCAGCTGCATATTCAGCAACTCGGTAATGCCTATCTGTGTGCAGTTGTTGGCAACCTGCTGTGGCAATGCCGTCCCGGTCTTTGGTTGCTTAATCATTATCACGCCGTTGAACCGCGCCCACTCGTCCGCAATGTCCTCCATTGTCATGCCCTTTGGCAGACATTCTTCGGGGAATAGAAGCACGCCTTTCGCGCTCGCACGCATTATCCAGTCGTACATGGTGATGAGGCGGTTGGTGTATCGCTGTTGGTCGATTACGTTGCTGACGAATGAATGAATCTCGCCGTCTATGAACGGATATGCCTTAAACACGTATGGGTGGCTCTTGTGTTCGTATGGGGTTTCGCCCTCTTCCAGTATGTCGCCGAATGGCGTAAGGTAATAGTAATACCAGTATGAGTCCATGAACCACTCGTACTGAATCAGCGGCACATCGCTCTCGTCCATGCCAAGTTCCTGCGCCTCGCGCTTCCTTTCGCGATTCACCTTGCCGACAAGTTCTTCATAGTCCTCCAACTCGATTTTGAATACATCGCCGTTGTTGACATCGTGACAGCGATAACGCGGTTTGCTCTCCTTGCGCCATACCTCTATCACGCGGCACCGGGTTATGTCATGCGGAACGAGGAAGTCATAGTAACCCTGCAAAGGATGCCCGAAGTTGTCGAAGGTGGCACTCAGAAACGCTCTGTCGCGTGCATGGGAGTAAATCTCGGCAAGACGTTTGTAATCGGCTGTGTTATGGGCAAAGCGGCCGCACAACTCGTCAAACGACACGTCATGCACCTCGCCGAGGCAGGACACATCCCAACCTCGGAAATCACGCATATTGTTGTCTATGAAAAAATTGTTCGGCTGAACATAGTCCGTCCAACAGTCCAGTTTATCATTGCGCCATCCATACCACTTGCGCTGAACCACGAAGCCGGAGATAAGAAACTCTTCCATGCACCGGGCGTTGATCTCGGTCATGCGGTTGAGCTGCATATTGCATTGCAGGACGGTTGACATCGTCTCGCCGTATTTCTGCTCGTCTCGGTCTCTCGCCGTACAGGTCGGCTCTTTTGCCTGACTGCGGTACACGCCCAGCACTGCCTGCACCATGCGCCGTATAAGGTTATTCTTCAGCGCGACATTGCCTTGGCTCTTGATGTAGTCCTCTTCGCGCATCTCCTTTCCGTCAACGCATATTTTGTCATCCCACTGCCTGCCGTAGGTGTAGTTCTTGTTGCGCTCACGGTCTTGGCGAAAGGTCTCCATCGCCAGCCAGTATTGCTGTGCTTCAAACAGAACCTCAAAGGCGCGGGTGCGCCCTGTCATTCTATTGGAGTACGCCACGCTGTCCATTTCGTTCTTGGGCATTACTCGGCTTGCCCTATGTAATTTCTTCTTTGCCATAGTGATTGGTATATTGAGGACAGTGCAAAGTTACCGCCTTGCACCGTCCTCAATCGTTTAACTATTGTTGCGTGTTCTGCAAGTCTTTTACCATGTCGCGTTTGAGCGCGATTATTGCCTGTGCGCAGGAGTCACGTCTTTCCGCAGTCGTAGCGTTAAGCCACTCTTTTGTCAGCGCGTCCACGTCTCGCTTATAGTCCTTGATGATTTCGTAACGGCTATATTCGGGAGTGACCTCCAGTTCGTCAAGTAACTCATAGTATCTGTCCTCGTCACGGCTCTTGACTTTCCGTATTTCGCTTACGCGGTCTTTGGTGGTCTCGTATTCGTCAAGCCACTGGGCCATGTCGGGACTTGCCTGCGTATCGGTCTCTCGCGTCAGACGCTCTTTTGCAAGAGTGTTGCTTCGGTCGCGATACTTATCCATAAGTTTCGCTCGTTGCTCATTGCCGTATGCCCATCCTGTCAGTGGTGCACCTCGTCTTACCTTGTATCGGGCATATCGCTCGGCAATCTCTGACGGTGTCATTCGGCTTGCCTCTTCGCCGGAAGCGTCCAACTCGTCAAAATAGATTTTGTCAAGTTGGCTCTGCGGGCAGTTGATAATCCTTGCGATGAGCAACGCGCACTCGCGTGAGGTCTGCGCATCGTCTCCGCAGTAGTCCATGACGGCTACAGCTGCATCGGTAAGCGACTCGGGATTGACACCTACTGTTGACTGCACAAGCAGGTTGATGACATCGTTCATTGCCGACACTTGGTCTTTGTCCATCTTTTTGAGGATTGAAAGGACATCGCTTGCCAACGGCATATCTTTTGTAAGATACTGGGGATTGCCCTCGCCGCTGACCCACATATTGCCTGCGGCACTCATGACATCTCCCCCGGTCAGCCCCTCGACACTGCCGAACATGGAATGATTCCATACATCGTCCCACATCTTGTCTTTCTCTTCTTCATCTTCTCCGAGGAAGAGATAAGGCAGATATGCGCCTAAGTTCCACGCGAGTTGCAGAATATAGCCGAACACGCCTACACGGACTATATCGCGGATTATGCCTCGGCGGTATTCCTGCTTGGCGTTGCGGTCTGCTTTGTCGGGGTCTATGCCGTCTCGCCGCATCTGCTTTGCCATGAACTCCTCCGACAAGCCTTTGTAGCCGGGTGTGAAACGGCGGCTGATATTGCGGATTGAGTCATAGAGTTGTCGGGTGTATGACATGGACGAGTTGCGGAACACCGTGAACAGCACGCTCAGCCATGAACGGTCAACCTGCATGGTGGAGAGGAACGCGCCCTCGCTTGACTGCTGTGTCTGATTGAACAGGATTGTCGCGTCCTGCTTCGCCCTTGCCTCGGCAACGTCCGGGTCATAGCCGTAACGCTTGTATTTGGCGAGTTTGGTCTGATACATGGAGTGTGCTCCGATTGCCACGGTCAGTGCGTCCACAAACGCATTGGGCGACATACCTATGCGAGAGGCGATTTCAACGACACGGCTACGCCACATCTTCCAGTCCATGTCTGATTTAAGCAGTCGGGGGTCACCTGCCATGCGGCTTCTCCAACGTTTTTCAAACAAGGGAAGATTCTGCATCGACCATCGCCACGCGCCTATCGGGTTCGCTATATTGGCCGCGAGATACATAGGGTTGCTGTCCGATATGTAGGCAGGCATGGAAAGGAACTGTTTCAACGCAGTGAACACGCGGAAACTTACCTTTGCCGCCGTTACGCCCTTGGCGATATTGACTGCCGCCTTGTCAAGAGCTGCAATCGGTGGACGGTATGCGCCTGCGGCCATACTGGACACATTACGGAAGTTCGTCCACAGAGTCTTACCGCCTCCGTACACACTGCTCATGTTCATAACTTGGTTGCGGAATCGCTTGTATGAAAGCAGGGTGTTGATGTCGCGGTTGAACTCCGCGAAGGCGGCCCACCGCTCCATCTGCTGAAGATGATCGAGAATGACGGAGAATGCGTTGGCCCCAGTCACGTCAAGCGCGAGGTTGTTGCGTCTGCGCTTGATGATGCTCCCGGTGGAGGTTGCAGGCAGGGCGGTGTCTGTCGTATCGTCCGCTACGTCCACATTCTCCAGTCTTGCATTGGCAAGTATCTTCAAGGGGAAGTAGTTCTCGATAGCGGACATTGATGCACCGAACATACGCTTGTGTACCTCGTTGTACTCGTTGCGCTTGTCAACGAGAAACTCTTCCTGCATCCAGTCTGCAAGCTGCATGAATTTCGGGTCAAGGAAGTTCTTGATATCTTCAATGTCCTCCTCGGTGATACCCATACGGCGCAGTTTCATTCTGCCGTCACTCATCTTGTCCGCCATGTAGATGTAGAGAAGATTGCCTTGCGTCAGTTCATGGTCTTTCATCTCGCCGCCGTCCCAAAATCTTACAGAGGCTTTCGGGAGTTTGCGGTCAATGCTGAACAGGTCGCCCCATGTCATGTCCTTGCCGTAAATTTCGCTGACCTTTGCGTCAAGGACTTTCAGCGCGTCACGATACCCGGTGTACTCCTTTTCGGTCGCGCTCACCCAACCGCGCATATAACGGTTCCACAGATAACCTTCTCCTCTTGCACTCTTCTTGCCGAACATTCTCAACATCTGGTCGAATGTCGCGAGTGGGGCAAGCAGGAAGCGGAGTCCGCTGTTGTTGACAAGTTTCTGTGTGCGGTCATCTTTGTGGTGTTCATCGGTAGCACGCCCCTCCATGTCGGAGTTGGCGTTGTGGTGAATTTCCTCTACACGCTGTTTCTCGGCTTCGCGCCATGCTTTGGCGCGTTCCACGCTTTCACTCAGAACGCCGCCCACCTGCTCAACGAGGGAGTGGAATGCCTCGGCACGCTCAATCTTGTTCTGACGTATTGCGTCCTCGGTCGATGCTACATACTGGCGGTATGCGTCATCGGTCATCTGCCCTGCGTCCTTGTCCTCTTTTGCCTGCTTGATGGAATCACGCAGAGCCTTTTCTTCGGCTTTGCTCTCGGTAATGTCCTCAACATACTGCCGTGCGATTTGCAGACCTGCATACTCTATGGTAGCCTCGTCCGCTATCGCTTGGTCGGAACTGCTCATACGGTTGACGGCATCGGCAATGCGGTTGTCTATGTCATCTTTTGGTAGGGAAGTTGACTTCCTTACCACCTGCGCTATGCGCTGTCCGTCCGGATCAAGTTCGCCCTGTACCTCGATACCGCGTGCGTCCACGCGGCTACCGCGTATGCTCAACAGTCTGCCGAGGGTGTTTGCACCCATGCGCAGCTGATTGTCAACCATGATGTCCATGACTTTCTGAACATACTTGCTCACATCCTGCTTGCCGACAACATTGTTGATTGCTCCCAGTATGCGCTTAGTTTCGTACTTGCTCAAATCGTCAAGAAGATTAGCGTCCATAAGAACACGCGCGAGGTCGGCTACGCTCTTCACAGTTGTAATGTCATACTCGCGCTGACGTGCCATTGCCTGCCGCAGGTGGTTGAGGTTGCCGCCGATTGCTCGCATTGCGTCTCTCTTCGCCTGCAAGTTCCCTGCGTTGGCCTGCATCGCCTCGGCTTTCATTTTGGTGATGGTCTCTTCCAGTCCCAGGCCGGCGTCGCGGAATCTTGTGACGGCATCTGCGTCATAGCCACTCTGCCTGCGCCTTACTGCATCCTCGGCATTGGCGAACACACCGCCTTTGCCTTTTCGGTCACGCATATTCTTCCATGACTTGAAGAGAATATACGAGAGGTCTTTGTCGTTGAGGCGTATGCTCTTGGCTATCTTCAGTCCGCGCAGGAACTTGTCAAGGAACGTCTGCACCTTTGCCTTGATTTTGCCCCATAGTGTCTGCTCGTCACGGTTCATCTTCTCAAAGCCCTCGCTTCCGATACGGCCGCCGAGGTCTGACATATATTCCTCAGTGGCTTCCCTGCGGAACTCCTCGCGCTTCTTATCGGCTTCAACACGTGTCTTGGCCATGTCGGGGTAGTAGTTGGCGTTCACATCCTCCCCGGCGCGCTCATGTGCCTGCGCCATGCGTACACGCAGGCGGTCAGCCTCAGCGTTCACCATGTCGTCAGTCATCTTGTCAATGACTTTGCGGATAGGATTGGAGGCATGGTCGTACACCTCACCGAGGAACTCGTCAAAGCGTTCCTCGCCGATAAAGGCTCGCAGACCCTTGTGTCCTGCAACCTCATGGACAAAGGTATTCTCTACATCGGCGACATTGACATTGTTGGGCAGGACGATGACAACCTCATCATCCTTTGCGCTCCACCATCCTTTGGCACGCCTCTCTCGCCAAGTGGGCAGTGCGTCAATCTCTTCCTGCGTTCTGATGATTCTGACTGGCAGATTCACTTTTTCGGAGAGGTCGGCGACTCGCGCTTCCTTGGCTTCGGCCGATGATTCGTAAGCGTCCATGTAGGCGCGTGCCTTTTCAAGACCTGCATCCCATTCTCCTGCGTTCACGCGGTCGCGCAGCTCGTTGAGCATCGGTATGTCGGCTTTTGCCACACTTCCGCTGATGTCACCGAACTTTGCGCCACGCTTGGCGAGTTCTGCGCGGAGCATCGGCGGCACGGCGTTGATGGGGAATGTTATCTTTTGGTCGCCCACGCGCTCCATGATGAGGTCGGCGACTTCGCTCCACGGCACGATGCGTCCCGGCTTGAAGTAGCGCGACAGCATGGTCTGAACCTTGGTGTCATCGCTCAACTGACCGTTAACGCTTCCGCTGTGCCAGTCCATCAGACCCACGGAATCCTTTGCACCCTCAGCGCGGTATCCGCTCGTTTCCTCGCTTTCGGGATAGTAACCCTCTACCACAAGGAGTTCGGGGCGGTCGTATGCGGCTGTGAACTGGTCGTTCAGCGGAGAGGTACGGATATGGAAATAGGGATTGTAGGCAACGTCCCCGGTGGTGCGTCCGTTGCCCTGTACAAGGTCGGCCTTGCCGTTCTCTTTTCGCATACCCTCTTCGCTCTGCTCCCAACGGCTGAATATCATCGGGGCGCGCCATTCGCCGTTCTGCTTGGCGGTCATCGGAGGCAGTACGCCCATGTTCGCCCACTGCGAATAGCGGTAGCCTTTCTTCAGCGGCTGTCCGTCAAGGAAGTCAAGCAACTCCCGCTCGTCAATCAGTCGGTACTTGTTGCCGTCTCCGTTGGTCTGAGAGTCCTCTTCATCGTCATCATCTTCTCCAGTGAAGACAATGTCATCTGCCTCTTCGGTCTCCGCATCCATTTCGGCATACTTGGCTTCTTTATCGGCGAGGTCTTTCTGCAAGGCTTCGGTGTATTCTACGAGTTTAGTCTGCAACTCCTTGATGCGGTCGCCATGCTCAAACTCTTTGCCCTTATCCTTTAGGAGGGTTGTGAGGTCGGCTTCTCCACGTTCTTTTGCGATGATAGCGTTCTCTCTCGCCTCCTTGAACCATTTGCCGCTTACAATCTCATCAAGTATTAAGTTCGTGACTTTCTTGAAATTTGACTGCTGAACATTCACATCGTCATCAAAGAGTTCGGGGCATAACAACTTCTGTTCAAGTTGAGATGTCATCATGCGGACTCCTCCGTCAAAGTCCATTTCCGGCAGAACGGCAGTGCGCAGTTCAAACTGAATGCCTCCGATACTGAATTTGAGAACGGAGTTGGTTGTCTCTCCCTGCTCGGCACGCTGTCTGCGTTCGGCTATGGCTTTGTTGTGGGCCTTGAAAATATCTTCCATCTCTTCAATGGACTGATATTTCTTGCCGTTGACTTCAATAACCCTGTCGCTTGCTTTCGCTAATCGGGCGAGTGCTTTGTCATTTTCCCCAATGCGTTCCTCGGCAGAACGTATCTGACCACGCAGACGTGGTTCTGTGCGGTGAATATACAACTGGTGCTGTCTGTGCTGGTCTTGCTTTGCCAAGAGTTTGCGCAGCTCTTTCTCAGTTTGGTTCTGAAGAATTGCATACTCACTGCCCGACAACTCGGCGGTGATGTTGCCGAACTCGTCTCCCTCTTCCTCCAGTACGCGGTTCTCAAGATTGTTGGCAAGGAGTGCTTTGGAGTTCATAACGGCATCGGCAATCGCGCCTTTTGTTTTCAGTCGCTGATATGCTGTTACGTCAAGACTGTCCTCAACGCCGAAGCGGATAACGCGCACCGGGATGCCCATCTCTTTGTGCAGGTTACCTTGCCGCAGGAGACGGCCCATGCGTTGCCAGTAGTCCATCGGTCGGTTTGGAGCGTCCAAGTGCATGAGCGTGTGGAGACGTTCCTGTATGTTCACGCCCACACCGAGGCGCGGTGTCGTGCCAAGTATGACACGGATTTCCCCGGCGTTCACTTTGGCGAAGATTTGCTCTTTCTTTTTGTCGGTCAATCCGTCACGCATTACCATAATCTGCTCGGCGGGCACGCCTGCGGCTATGAGTTTGTCGCGGATGTCCTCAAATAGATTGAACTCCACAATGCCGGTCGTCTTGTTCTTGCGCTGATAGTTGTCGGCGAAAATGGCGACTGTCCCTTTATACGCCTCGCTGTCCTTTAGGCTACGCATGGTCTGACGCACACATTCGTTGGTCTTGCTGTGCTTGTCATCGGGGGCGTTGGCCATAACGAGACGTGCGTCAATAGCGGCGGCTTTTGCGATGCCGTACATCGTTAGCGGAATATGGCTGTTCTCTTTCTTCTCCTGCCCGGTCATATTCTCGAAGATTTCAAGCTGCTTCTTCACATACTTGATTACGGCTCTGAGTCCCGAGGTCTGAGGCAGGTAGATGTCGGTCGGCTTGCCTCCCTCCAGTTCGGGAATTTGGCTTCTCACCTCCCCGGCTTCTGCTGTGAGTACGGTGTCGGCTACGCCTGCCCATATCCGTGCGAGTTCGGGCAGGTTGGTGTAACCTGCAAAGCGATTGTTCTCCTTGTATTTGCCCGCTGTGGTGAATTCAAGCATCTGCTGTATGCTTCCGAAGTTGCGGACAAAGTCATCGAAGTGCCATATATTATGCTCCTCCATCGTCTCTCTCGGAAGCAGGTAGCGCATGAACGTCCATATCTCGGCGGCTGTGTTGGAGATAGGTGTTCCAGTAGCGAAGATGACATTGCGCCCTGCGTTCATCTCTTGCACCGCTTTGACTTTGAGGAAGAGTCCCTGACATTTTTTGCTGTATGAGGGGTCAACGCCCTTGATTCCTCGTTGCATGGCGGTGGCAAAACCGAGGTGCTTGTATTCGTGAGCCTCGTCCACAAGGATAGCGTCAACTCCGAGGTCATCAAAGTTCAGAGTGTCATCGGTTGCCCGATCCAACATTTCCTCTGCCTTTGTCCTCGCGTTCTCACGTGTGACGGCGGCTTTCTTGCCGTCCTTCTTCTTGGTCGTAGACGGCTCGTTTGCCTCGCCGCCAAGAGCCGCAAGGCGGTCTTGCATTTTCTCAACCTCTTTTTTGAGGTCGCTGACCATACGCGAGTTCTCTCGGTCTGACTGCATGGCTTCAATCACCTCCATCTTCTCTTCGATGGACTCTTCTATGAACTGACGCTCTCGGTCGGGATGGTCGGGGATTTTCTCAAGCACAGACTGCGGAATCACCACCATGTCCCAATCATTGTAGCGAATCTTGGCATAGAAGTCTTTGCGGCCCTGCGCATTGCGGTCGCGGTCTTCAAGGCTCAATATCCTTGCATCCGGGTACAACGCCTTTGCGCTCGCGACGAATTGACCGAGCGTAGCGTTCTGCACCACAATCATAGGCTTTTTCGCGGCTCCGAGCCTGCGCATTTCCATCGCGGTGGTTATCAGTGTGAACGTCTTGCCAGTGCCGACTTCGTGCGCAAGCATGAGACTCTGCATCGTTCCACGCACTACGGCTTTCGCTTGGTGTGAGCGCAACTTGATAGGCTTACCGCCGATTACCCTTGCCGCCCCGTCAAAGTATTCGGGAACATACTCATCGGGGATGGTCATGGGCGCGGAGTTATTGAAGATGTTGTTGTAGGTCTCCTCAATCTCCTTTGCCAGTTCGGGATTCTCGTTCATGCGATTGCGAAGCCATGACTTGAAGTCATCGCGTATCTCGTCGACTTTGGCGGCACACGCGGAGGTCGCAACCGGGTCGTTGATTGTCTTGTCGCCGTCATAACTTTTCTCCACGCTGCTTACGCGGATGGTCTTGTTTGTCATGGCGGCTTCCATCAGTTCATGGCCTGAGATAATCTTGTTGCAGATGTCGCTCTTCACGCCGAAACTCTTGTCCTGCTCAGTGATGTTCCAACGCTTTGGCTTCTCCATAGTCCACATACCTACGGCGTATGTGAGTTTCACATCGGCACCGGTCCGTTCCTTGATATACTCCTCGTATAACTCCGGGCGTATCCATGAAGAACCGATACTGAACTCAATGAAGTGCGAGGGGATGTCATGGGGAACGACCTTGCGGAGAGCGGCGATATTAGGAGCGTAGCGTCCGTCCTCGTTGTTCTCTTCTGCCTGACGCAGTTTCTCTCGCACATTACCCGACAGATATTCGTGTGAGGCTTCCATGCCATGCGTCAGAGGATTTTCGTAGCCGAGTCCGGCTTCAATTATCTGCTGACGCACTTTGTCCTCGCTCATGCCGAGTTGCCCGGCAATGTAGGCAACATCAAGTTTGCCGTTCTGGCGGATGCTGAGGATAACGCCGTCCTGGACATTGGCAGGCTTCGGTTGCTCCACTCGCGTTACGACACGGCGATTGAAGATGTCCGCTTTGCCGAACACCTTTGTATGTTCCAGTCCGTCCTCGCGGTATGTTTCAAGAGCGAGGACTGACGGATAGTCAACGTCATTCTTCAGCCATGCGAGTCCGTTGTTTCCGTGCAGATGTCCGTATGTGGCGACAAAGTTGTCAAACGTTTTGTTGAGGGCATCAAGGTAGGGTTGGAGTCCTGCATCGCTTTCATTGGACTTTTCATATTCAAGAACATCGGCAAGTGCTTTCTTGATGGCGTTGTAGTCGGCGACTACCTGCGGTCTTGTCTTGCCCTTGACCTTGTTCTTGTTGAACTGGGCGATACGTTCTGCCTCGCTCTTCGGATTCTTTGAATTGAAATCCGACATGAGGGGACGGGCCTGTCCGTCATAGTTCACGCATATCCTGCCGTTGCTGTCAATGACAACCGTCCCGGTCTTGACCTCGTTGCCGACCTTGTCATAAGTCGGCACGTATGCCTCGCGATAGTTGGTGGAAGGCTGTTGTTCTTCAACATCGTCAAACTCTTTCTCCTGCATCTCGGCTACCCATGCTTTTAGCATCTCGCCTTGGTCTTTATCCTTAGAGGGATAGAGAGATTTGCCTTTCGGTCGATAGGTGTCGCCAGTCTCGAAGCCGAATTTCATGTCCCCAGCCATGTGTTCGGGGTGTTCAACGAAGTAGCGGTTGTATGACATGGACAGATGGTTGATGACCGGGACAGTGACCTTGACTCCGTCAATTGTCTTTTTGCGTACATCGCCAGTATCATAGTCTGCAACGCGCACACCTGTTGTATGCGATGCGTCTATGGCATAAGGAGATTTGACACCGCCGATACGTTTGCGCACTACAATGATGTCGGAGGTGGCGTTGGTGCCTCCGAATGTTTCATTGTGCATACGGAAGAGTCCCACGATGTCGGAGTTGCCCTCAGTGGTGAGCCACTTGAATAGTTTGCCAGTGCTGTCAAGTGTGCCTGCTGTGGTAATGAAGATACCGATACCTCCGTCACGGAGTTTGCGGACGTTCTTTGCAATACAGAAATTGTGGATGTCCTTGAACCTGTGCGAGAGGTCACGGTCTCCTGTGCTGTCTTTGACGTGCAGGCCGGGGACGAAAGGCACGTTGGTGATGGCAAGGTCTATTGAACCATTGTCAATCTTGGTCTCCTCAAATCCCTTTACATCTACGTTGGCATCCGGGTAGAGCAACGTCAGCATCCCCCCGGTGGTCGGGTCTTTCTCAACCGCGTGGATCGAGCTGCGCTCGCTGAAATCGCGGGGCATCAGTCCCAGTACGTTGCCGACACCTGCTGAACCCTCAAGAATGCGGCCGCCCTTGAATCCCAATGCTCTTGCAATATCCCACATCGTGTCCACCACATAGGCAGGCGTGAAATATGCGGAGTTTCGGGAAAGTTGAGCATCCTCTTCAAACTGCTTCTCGCCAATCAGTTCTTTCAGCCTGCGCTGTGTAGTCCAGTCGCTGAAAGCCTTGCCGAGACCGCCCCAACCGCTGAACGCGCGGAGTTTCTTCATATCTTCTTCCGAAGCATCTTCTCCGCTCGCGTGCAGTCGTTTCATCGTTTCAATAGCCTCGATGTTGGCTTTGATACGAGCATCGACACTCTTGGGCGCGGATTCTGTTCCGCGCTCTACATGGTTGTTGTGAACGTTCTTGCGCTCACTCTCGCTTAAAGGACTTAGGGCTGCATCCTTAACCACGCGAGATACTCTTCTGCCTCGCTTTCGGTCAGCATCAGTATCCACGCCAGTGCTTCCACTGCTTGTGGTTCGGGCAGGTCTTTCAGTTTCACGCCGGGGTTCATCTCCTCCCACCTGCGTATCCTGCTTGAGTTGCTGTCGTTGTCTCCCGGTTTCTCCGGGGCGAGTTCCCACTTCAGTTCTTTCATTATCGCTTGGATTTGTAGGTTCATCGAATAGACCGCCGAATAGGTCAGCGATAGGCTGTTCGGATTTTACTGTGGTTTTCTTCTGCGAAGATACAGATTTTTTTGCAGGTTTGTTACCGCCTCTTAATAAGTTAACGGCATTTTGTGTGGCTTTTCTTTCCTCGGCGGCCTTACGCGCTACACGCTGTGCCTCGCCGAAGATGCCGTCAACAGGCTTGATGCGCTCCCAGTTGCCCTTTTCCGACATGACGCCTTTGACCGCTTCAAAAATCGGGTTGCCGTCAGTATCAAAATCTTCAATCTTGACTTTCTCCCACTTGCCGTTGCCGTACCGGTCCCACATAACCTCATCGCCTACCTTGTAACCGTTATGGGAAACGTCTGCTCTCTGCTGTTCTGCAAGCTGCGTTTCCACTTCGGGAGTGATGGCGTAAGGAGATTCGCCACGTTCTGCCATATCCACAAGTTCCTGCCATGTTTCTTCGGCTGAAGAAGTGGGCAGGTATTCCTTTGCCTCGCGTTGAATACCATTGAGCAGGTCGGCATAAGTCACGTTGGCATCTGCCCAGCAGTTACGACCCATGCGGTCAAACGACACATGACCTTTCTCGTCTGGCCATTCAACGCGGTACATGATGCGAGTGACTTGCAAGTTATCTCCGCTGTATGTCATCTTTCCACGCTCCATTGACGGGTCAAGACCTATGGAGACATAGAGTTCGCGGCTCTCGTTGAGGGGCAGGCGTATGGATATGTCACCACCTGCGGGCGCGATATTCGCGGTAACGGCGTTCTTTTTCTTGCCACGGTTGGCTGTGGTCGAGCCTGTTACTTTGTCGAGTCCCAGGCCGAGGTCTGAAACAAGTTGCTTGGCAAGGTCAACGGCATCCTTGACGGCTTTCTTCTCGGCATTGCGCATATAGCCGTATGCCTCGTTGAAATCATTGTCAACCTCTTCGGCCTCGTAGTAGCCGAGGAGTGCCAACTGGTCGTTGACCTCTTCAAGGGTGTCATCTACTCGTTTGAGGTCGCGGAGGATGCTCCTGCGTGCTGCTTCTCCAGTTCCTTCGCTTTTTGCAGTAGATTCCGCTTGGCCTGCAACAGCCTCTGCTTTTTCTGCAAGAGCAGCTGTATCTGATTCTGTTTGCTGTTCATGTTCTTTACGTTGTTTGTTTCGGGTTTCGGTAAGTTCTCTCTGCGCTTGCGCCGATGCTTCAGCTGCTTTGCGCTCTTCCACAATCATGGCGGCCTGCGCTATCGGGTCAGCCTGCTTCTTGTCGAAGTTCTGAACGTCAAACGTGGCAACCTCCGCTGACGGAGTAAAGGAGTATTTCTCGTAGCCGGGTGTCCAGCGTGCGCCCTCGTAGAACGATTTGAGCCACGGACGTATCTTGTCGCCCAGCAATCCTACCATCTTGGTGGCAAAGTCGGGGAACGAGGTTGTGCCACGCTCCACAAGGCCCATAGCCATACGTATGCCTGCCGACTGGATGCGCTGACGCTCCTGCGGTGTCAGTTCGCCGGGGGCGCGGAATTTGATACTGCTGTCGCCCTCGTCCTCGCCGATGCCCAACAGATCACGCAGCTCATTGGCCAACGACTGCATCTCGTCATCGCTGATTTCGTGCTGTGCTTCCGGCTCTTCCTTGACTGGCTCGGCATGGTCGCTCAACATGGTTTCGCCTTTCTCCGACAGGTCTGTCATCACATCTTCAAGGCTCACGCGGTTGATAGGTGCTTTCTTCGGCTTGGTAGATTTCTTCGCAGGCTTCTTTTCTTCGCTCTTGGCAGGGGCAGGAGTGACAGCCTCACGCAGTTCCCCGGCGGTCATAGGCTGAGCGTCCGCAACCGCTTCCTCGTTGCCTATCATCTCGGCAAGTTGGCGTGCCGCCTCCTCACTGCGCATCATGTAACCTCCCTGCTCGCGTCCGTACCAACCGCGCTGTGTTTTCTTACCCTCTGCAAGAGGTTCACGGATGAACGTGTTGAGAGCCGCCTTTTCCTCGGCAGTCAGTTCGCGGTTGAACTTGACAAGGAAAACATTGCTCGTCTTGCCTTTCTTATTGGTGTATGTAGTAGGCGTAATCGTGTACGATTCAAAACTTTCTGCGCCGTCCGCTTGTTTATCTGCTGACAAAGTATTAACTTTGCCGTCAGAAGATATATTGTCGGACGTAGGAACAAGGTCCGGTCCCTCCGATTTATTCGGAGCCTCGGTTAAGGACCACTCAGAACTGGGGGACAACTTTTCAGAGATATGCAGGATTTTCTCTTTCTGCATATCTTTTTTTATATCCTTTGCCTCGGCTTCATGGCTGCTTACAGACACCTCCATACCGTCACGCTGAACAGTCACAGATTCAAAATGAACGAGACGGCTTCCATCGGGTTTGATAAAAGTCTTAACGAAAAGATACTTGCTATCACGCTCTGCTCCCTCGGCAGGAGCATTTTTCTCTATGATAACATCGGGGGTGCTGAGTGTCGGATGTATCATGCCGAAATACTCTGTTCTTTTCCGTGAATAGAGTTTCAGCAACTGGTTAGCACCCATCTTCACCGTGCCGATAGGAGTATCCACCGTACCTTCTTCTCCGAACTGAGCAATCCAGTTTTCGGGAGTCAGTTCAACGACTGGCGCAACTTCGGCGGCTGATTCCATTCGGGTAATCAGTTCGGTTGCCTCCTGCTCGGTGAGTGAACGGCCAATCATGTCGTTGCCCTCTATCGGCTTCACGCTCTTGTACTCAGCAAATGGTTTGGTCTTGCGTCTGCTCGACCCAATCCATTTCTTGAACTCGTCCTTGCTGACATGGGTTATCGCTCCGAGACCGGTCCACCCCGGCTCATAGTTGGAGAGGTAGGCATCACGGGCGGCCTCTACGGTCGGGAAACCGTACATCACCTTATGCTCGTCAAATGAGCCGTCCTCGTTCACTTGGTCAACGACAAACACATCGCCCTCTTCGGGAGTGTCGGAGAGGAACACGTCTATGTGGTCTCCGTCCACGCCCTCCGTGCCACGAATATAGCCATAGTCATTCTGCATGGTGGTTTCCCACGGCTTGCCGTCAGCACCAGTACCACGGCGCACACTGCCTTTGGCATTCTCAATGCTGATGTTGTAACCGTCAATACGGCGGTGTTCCATCTTGTAGTTGCCTGCGGCTTTCTGCGCCTCGGTCGGTTCTGTCTGCGAAACGCCGTCAATGTAGTCCGCAATCTCCTTGAGGTCGCCGAAGTCACGACCGTCATAGGTCAACTGACTACCAGTGTAAGAGCCGTTTTTGTCGGGAGCGTCCGTTTGGATAACCTCATGCTTGCCGTCAACGTAGAGTTTACGTTTGTAGATGAGATTGTCGGGCGCGGGGCCTTCCTCTTCCCACTCTTCGCCCACGCTGATTCTTGCGCGGAGTGCGGCTTCTTCGGGGGTGTCCTCGTAGAAGTCGTTGCGGTCTTTGCCAAGCGGCTCTAACTCTGTGTCTCCGTCTGCGGTTGGCTGTTGAGGCTCTGCACTGCGTTGAGCATCATGCGGAGTTTGTTCACTTGCCTCGCTTCGTTCACGCTGTTCTGCGTCTGCTTCGGCTCTGCGCTTGCGCTCCGCAATGGCAGCGTCCACGAGTGCCTGCTGTTCTTTTGGGGTTGCATTTCTGAAATGTTCATTTACGTTGGTAAGTATTTCTTCTTTGGTCGGTATTGAGTTGAGGAACATATCAATCTGACCTCCTGCGGCCTGCGCCGCCTCGTTGTTGTAGGATGACAGAACTTTGCGGAGGTCGCTCGGCTTTCCGCTGTTGAGGATGTCGGCAAGCAGGAGGGCAGTGCCGTCAGTGACGCGGCTGTCGCCGAACTCGTCATCAAACAATCCCTGCATACGTCCAAACGGCGATACCGGCATACCGTCCTTGTAGATGTCGGGCATTGCGGTCTTGGCGCGTGCCACAAGGTCAACAGCCTTTGAGAGTTCCTCGCTGATGTCATAGCCTTTACTTGCGAGGGTGCGGTTGTTGGCAATCTCGCTAAGGCCCATCACGATTGACTGGCGCAGGGTCGGTACGGAAATAATCTGACGTACGGCATCGGGCGAGGCTTGGAACACCTTGCCGATAAGCGTATTCTCGATAAGTTCCTTTCCTGCGGCCGACAATGCCGTGCCTGTCCGCATTTCGGGCATCTGCTTGTCGTTGATGACTCCAGCCTGCATGAGCGCGCCCAGTGCGTGCGCAACGGCTTTCTCGTCTGCGTAGTAGTCGGAGAGTCGGTCATAACGGCTGATGTCGCCCACGATGTTGTTGAAAACATTGTCGGGGACTATCTTGCCGAGTTTCACGGCGGCTTCGGGTTTGCCCTGCGATTTCTTCTCCTGCGCGTTGAACCGAGCAAAGGTTGTGGCATCGTATGGAAGAGCCTCGTCCGGCACGAACACCACGCGAGGATTCTTCATGCCTGCAACCTGCTCCGGGGTAAAGCCGTATTTCCTATGTCCGAACTGGGCGAGGTAGTCAACGTATGCCTTGTCAGTGCCTCTGCGTGCGGCGAGGTCGCCTGACATGGTGCGGTTGTTGCCCGAAAGCACAACGCCGTCCTTGCTTACGATTACCGGGTCTTGCAGGGCGCGGTTGTCATAGTTGCCTGCCATACCCTCAACAATCTGCTGTGCGTCCCTGTCACGCATATAGTCGCGGTCGTTGACGCTTTGGCCGTTCTCGTCTATCGGGAAACCCTCTGTCGGCATATAGGCATTGTTCGCGTCATGGCTCGGCGATGCGGCTCCTGCCTCGGTCAGCATATACCGCCCGGTAAGCGTAGAGCCGTCCGGCAGGGTTATCGCGTCCTCGTTGCCCTCAACCTTTGGAGCTGCGTCCCATTTGTCCTTAATCTTGGGGTTGACGGCATGAACACCGATGCGCTCCTGCTCCGCCTGCTTCTCAGCCTTTATGCGCTGTTCCTCCTCAAATCGGGCGACTGCAGCATCATGGGCGATTGCGTCACGCTGTCTGCGCTCCTCTTCTCTCTGACGGCGCAACTCTGCATTGCGAGAGGTGTTGACTCCGAGGATGGCGTTCCATGCGTCAAGACGCACCTGCGTATCGGCTACCTGCTGGTTGTAATCAGCGAGTTCACGCTGATATTGTTTGTCGGCATCTTCAATCGCCTTTGCCATGGCCATGGGCGAACCTTTCAGTTTAGGTGCTTTCTGTGTCGGCGGTTTTTTCTTCAGTGCTTCAAGGTCGGTTGTAGCCTGCTGTACCTGCGCCGTGGCGATAGATACGGCATTGGCATCACCGCCGACAGCCTTAACAAGTCCATCCCAGGCCGTGTCTTTGTCCACAGCCTCAAACCTCGGCTCGCCCTGTTCGTTGAGAGGAATGCGCGAGAGTGCGGTCTGCTGTCCGTTTTCTACAGATGAGACCGCTTCGGGCGCGATTTCGCCCTCTAAAACTGGGTTTTCCGTAGTGTTGGGAACGTTTTCGGGCGTTTTGGGAACGGCCTGCGCCCTGCGCTGTTGCTCGTAGATGTATGCGTCCAACTCGCCTTTCATGGAGTCGGACATGGATTCGGGCGTGTTTTGGCTTCGTATCTTGATGTAGTTGGCAATCCATGCGTCATCAGCCTTTGCAGCTTCTGCCAATCCCTGCTCATATCCACGGTCATAATCCTCTGTACTTGCAGGGGCAGGTGTTTCTTCGCTGGCAGGCTGTTCATCTGCGGCTACATCGGCATATTCCTCCGTAGGTGCTTCGGGTGCAACGGCGTTGTCGCCGAACACGCCCATCTGCTCCTGCTCGATAACTGCGTGTGCGGCTCGCACTTCGTCCTGCGGATTGACTGAATCCGAGACCTTGAAGATTTGGTCGGGTGAGGTAAACTCATATTCCCCGGTCTGCGCGTCCATGACAACGACACTTTCAGAAGAGTTACGCACGTCAACGGCAGAACCATCGGGAAACATGACTACATCGCCCTTGACGATATAGACCTGCCTGTCGTCTACCTTCATGGTGGCAGGGATAACCATGCCGTTATCCTTGTGTGTGCGCTTCTCTACTGACTGCTCCACCTCGGCACGCTTGCGGTCGGCCGCCTCGTTGGATGCGTCCATAACGCCGTCAAGAGCGGCCTTGGCGTTGATGTAGTAGAGGACTGCGTCCTGCTGTTCAATTGTCAGTTCGGGGTCGTTGACTAACGCCCACGGATTTTCGTTGACATGGAACATATAGTATTCGGCTTCCGCGCCGAAAGCGTCCTCAACGGCTTGGTATGCTTCCTGCATACGGAGTGCGATTGCGTCAACATCAGCCTGCGCGGTAGGGTCGCCCTCTTCAAAGCGTCCATACAGCAATCGGCCCTGCTCATACTGGCTCTGTGCCTCTTCCTGCTCCGGGGTAGGCTGGGCATTGCGCTGACGTGTCTCTTCGGGGAAGAGCCGTTCTGCATACGCCTTGACAACCGCCTGCTCCGCTTCGGTGCGCTTGGAGGGCATCTTTCGCAGAACTGCGTCCACGTCAATGCCCGTTTCCTCTTTCAGAGCCTCGCGGATTGCTTCGGGTCGGCGGCTGTCGGCAATGTCCTTGTTGCGCTCGATAGCGTCATCAAGGAAATCCGCCAACTGACGCTGTGATTCGGTCACGTCCTTGTTTCCTGCCTTGACAGCACGGTATATCTTCTTGATGGTTGCAGGGTCGGCACCGGGTGACACCTTGCTGATAGCGGCATCAAGCACCATGTCATCGGCTATCGCGTCTGTATAACGCTCGCCGACATCAATAGAGTTGAGTTCTGCCTGACGCATGATGTTGTCGGTCTCCTGCTTGGCGGCCTGCTCGTCCTTGAATGTGCGACTGGTCACGACCTCGCCGTCTGCGGTGGTGGCATTGACGGTCACACGTCCGTCATCGGTCTTGGTGGTGGTGTACCCGGTTATTGTCCCCATAGGGAGCATACGCCCGGTGAGGACATAGTAGGCTTTGGCGCGTGCTGCTTGGCTGACTCTGCCGTCTTGCATGAGTTCCTCCATTGCGGAATAGCCGTCAAATTCGGGATTGCGACTGATGGTTTCAGCCTCAACGCGCTCGGTTCTCAACTCAATAGCACCCTCGGCAGGGTTGACATCTGGACTCTGAACCTCCTGCACGCGGTCGCGACTGAACAGGTCGGCGAGTTCGCCATAACCTGCCCGGCGCAATTCCTCGCGCTCGTCAGCCGTGAACGACATATCTCTCGGACTTGCATCAAGATTCCTGCGCAGACGTTCCTCGAAGTCCATTCTGTTGTGGTTGCGCTCTGCTTGCGTCAGCGGTCGGCCGTTGGTCGGCTTGATAGGGCGCAGACTGGCAATGACGCGCGGTGCGCTCTTGACACCATGACTTATCTTGAAGCCAAGCATCATAGCCATGTTGTCAGTCCATACGTCCATTGCATCGGCATCACCGTTTATCCATTCGGGAACAGAGAACACCGTACCCTCGGCGAGAGTGGAAACTGCAACCTCACCAGTGCGGATTCCGATTTTCCCTGCGGTGCTTGTGGTCGCCTTTACATACTTATCGGCGACATTGCCGAGTATCGGGGAGAATGTGCCGGTCACACCTCCGAGAACAAAACCATGTCCACTCGCTTTCAGAACCTGCCCAACAGAGAATCCTTCGTTCTCACCAGTCTCAGGGTTGATGTATCCACCTACTGCAATCTGCCCTTGTGCGTTTTTCAATCCCTCATAGGTGGCGAAATTGGCTGCTCCCCCTGCGGCTCCTGCCACAATTCTTCCAGTAAGGGTGCGCCCTGCGTACCGTTCCGCAACGTCTTTGGCGGCGTTCTTTATCATCATCTTGCCACCTGCCTTCAACGCCTGCTTGCCTGCGGCACTGCCTACACCGCCGGAAATGTATGTGGTTGGATCTATCGCCATGTTCACAATTGTGCCAGTAATGTCAAGGGCGCGGTGTTGCTCTCCATACTGAGACATCGCGTCCATGTCTGCAAGGTTCATGCCCCAAGACCCGGTGCGTTGAGCTGCGATTTTATCCCACCACCAATCTTGCGAAATAAAAGGCTGGTCAGCGAGTTTGCGCATGAAAAATTCTGTTTTGCTTTTCGGCATACTTGCATCTACGGCCCGCTGATACACGGCGTTGTATATTTCGCCCTGCAATGCCTCAGTGGCCGCCTGCTGAACACTTTTCCCTTTCAACTCGCCGGGATGTTCGTTGAAATAACTTGCGTATGCTTGTATCTGCTTTTGGCGGTAACTGTCGGGGAGATTGGCGTAAATGGTCTGCGCCATTTTTTCAAGGTTGAACGTCTCCTTGCGCTTGATGTGTCGGTCATAATCGCGGAGGGTTTCTTCGGCCTGCGGCAATGGCATACCGTCCGGTCCGAAAGCGCGGATATTACTTTTGATGGTCTTGTTATATTCGCTCACTTGCCGTGCGTATTCCTCATCAGCGGCTCTGTCCTCGGCTTCTGCATCTGCCCAAACAGAGTCAAGTACCCTGCGCATTGGTGCTTCATAATCGAGTTGAGCCTGCTTACGAACATCCTCCTGCTTGGCAGGGTCAAGTCCGTTCTGCTTCATGCGGTTTACGAACTGATGTTGCAGGCGGTTATGACGTGCAACTTCCTCGGCACGGTCGGCGGCGAGTTGGCTTGTTGTCAGACTTCCGTCCGGCATCACCCACTCGGTGACAGGCTTGCCGTCAACATACTTCACGCCGTATGGCTGTGGCGAACCGCCATCGTATATAGGACTGGACGGTGCTTGGAGACCGAATCCAACCGTAGTCTTTGTGCCTGCGAGTTGCGCTTGGAACTTCCTCGCGGCTCTTTTCTTCCTGCCCTCGGGAGAAAACGGCTCAGACATACGTTTAACCTGCTCAACACGCGCCCTTGACCTTTGATTGAAATCGTTGAGCATCGTGTTCATCTGATACGACATCCGTATCTTCTCCTGCTCGGTGGGGTGCCATGCAGGTTGCTGTGGCGCGGCCGCAGGTGCAGACTGGGCAGGAGTGGACGCAGACTTAACCGGAGTAGGCTTCGGCTTGGGTGTGCCATACCCGATATTACTTTCAAAATCGGCATACGGCTCCATGCTGTAACCGTCTGCAACAAGCGCGTCATAGGCGGCTTTGCGTTTCTTCGGGTCTTTGAGGTTCTCACGGAATTGCGCCTCTGACTCCATTGCATAGCCGTTCTTGACAAATGCGTTATATAGATTGGATACTTTATCTTTTGCCATAATTGGTTGTGATTATGCGGTGGGAGATTGTTTACCAGTCGGACTGGGTTTGCCTGCATGACCGCCTTTCTTGGTCTTGGTCGATGTGCTTTTGGAAGTACGCGACCCAACAGTCCGTGAGGTATCTGTGGTTTCGGTCTCGTCCACCTCTTGCCATGTGCCGTGTTGTTTGGCATAGGCTTCGGCGGCATCCTTGGTACGGAACTTATGCTCATGCCCGTGTTCATCCCATGCCGAGAACTCCGACACGTTGGAGCGGTTGTGAGCGGCCGCAGATGCACGAGAATTGGCGGCTGATGCGTCCAAACTGCCCTTACGCGCCCTCTCGGTGGCGAGTTTTGCTCTCTGCATTTCGGGAGCTGCCTCGGCTTCTGCCTGCGCGGTAATGGCTTCCTGCTCGGCTTTGTTGGCTTTTCCTGCCTGCTCGCGCTGTTTGTCGGGTTGCAGAGCGGCCAACCACCCATGAGCCTCCTGCTCGCGCTGCGCTTTTTCCCTTGCCAGTTTCTGACGCTCCTGCTGTGCCTCCAGTTCGCGGAGGGTCGCCGCACGCTCGTTTTCGAGGTCGCCGAGTCTCAGCGAGAAGTTCAGATACTGGTCGTGCTTCTTCTCGCGCTCCGCTTTCAGACGTTCAAGGCGTGCGTCCACGGCATTCATCTGACTCGCTTTCTCATGGTTGTACATATTGGGAGCATACTGCGAGGTGAAAAAGAGGTTGCTCAAAGCCGAAATACCGTCACTTACTGCAGCGATGATGCGCTTTGATTTCTCCTGCCGTTCGCGCTTCTTGCGCTGTTCGGGTGTTTCAGGCCGGTTCTCCTCCGCGTCCATCCAGTCCTTGATGGTCTTGATTTGGCGGTCAGTGCCTGCGGTCGCGTCCACGCGCTGTTGCTGTTCGGGCGAGAGTGCCGGAGTCTCATGCTCTGTGTCTGTCGAAACCGATGGTGCTTGAGGGTTAGCCACATTGACAACACCGCGCTCTACAACCTCACGTGCGTTCTTGGGGTTGTCGGGCGCGCCTTGGTTGGTCACTTTGTCATACAGCACGTTCTCCAATCCGGTAGACTCTTCTTCAGGGGCAGGAGCCGGGGGCGCAGCAGGCGGTTCAGTCTCTGACGGCTGACCCTGCCCGAAGTCATACGGCTGTGGCCATACTGGATTTTTATCTTCTTCTGCCATGTGTCAATGATTTTTAGAAAGCACCTGCCATGCCTCCGGCGGCCTGTGCCACACCCTGCACGGCTGACGATATAGCCTTCGCCTTGTTGATTTCAAGATTGTTCAGAGCATCATTTATCTGCGCATCCCTCTGCTGATAGGTCTGCTCGATCTGGTCTTTGCGTGCCTCTGCATTGACGGCAATCTGTGAGGTGGCATCGGCGAGGGCCTGATTGTTGGCGGCTTTGGAGGCCGCCACACTCTCTTCTGTGCCTCCCATGACAGCCTGCGCCCCGGCGGCCTGCTGATTGCGGTTGCGGATTGACTCCTCAGTTTTGGTCAAAATACGTTGAGCGTCCGCGCGTTGGGTCGCGTCCTCATTATATCGGCGGTCATACCAGTCCTTGTTTGCCTGCTGTTGCGCCTGCAAATTCTTCTTGACCTTCTTCATGGCTTTGCTCGCCGAGATACCGCCGAAAATGCTCCCTACTGCACCCAGCGCGCCGCCTGCTATGCTTCCGAATAGTCCCATGATATATCGTTTTGAGTTTCAAAAGTTATAATTCGTGCGCTAAGTTACGGAGGTATCTTTGCAGGCAACTTTTAAGTTTTGTATCATGGCAAAAGGTAAGAAAACAGGTGGGCGACAAAAAGGTACGCCCAACAAGGAAAACCCTCTCAAAGGGTATCTTCGCGCTCATAGCCTTGCATACTTTGAGCCGAAGCCACAGACCGAGGCAGACGGCAGGCCCCGTAAGATAGATTTCACCGACAAGGACGGCGTTGTGCTTAGTTCAAGGACACTGGCTGATGCGGACGGCAATCCGATAGAGATGTCCGACTTCGATGTGGACATGATGCTGTTGGACTCCAACGAGCGTGTCAGCGCGGAGCTGCGCCTGCTTGAGTTCCATACGCCCAAGATGAAAGCCGTTGAGGTTGATATGGACGTTCACGGCTCAGTCATCACCATTGAGGATAGGTTACGCGAACTCTGCGGAGAGACTGACGAGGACGAGGACTGATGCGCCCGGCGGTCTATTCAATCTACTTTTAGACGCAACAACGGATTTTACTCATTCATAGGTATTAGATTTTAAGGTAACGTAAGGCGGCCCATCCGAGAGGACAGACCGCCTTTTTCATCCATACAAACCTACAACCCCGACAAAACCGCTTCGCGCTCTCAACTTCTGAATATTCCATCAATCTAAAAACCCCAAGAAAACCCCTAAATAACCCCATCGGGGTTTTTCATCCATACAAACCTACAACCCCGACAAAACCGCTTCGCGCACGCGCGTAAGGATATTCCTTTATGGAATTCCTCTATGGATGTAGACGGATATATTAAGTCGAATATATCCT